TGCCTGGCGCGCCAACACCCTTAAGCCACAGGGTTTACAGAGTGGTTAAAACTAAAACACCTCATCAAACACCACAGTGTTGAATGAGGTTTTTTGTTGTCTTACTTGTGGTTTTCTGCGCAGAATTTAATAGCTCTGTCAGCTCGGTCGACAACCTCTTTGTATCTGACTGCCAAGCGGAGACATCTATTACGTTCCCGATCGGTGTTGGTTTTGGACATTCTCTCAATGTCTGCGAGCTGGCTGCGCATCCGGTCAAGCTCATCACGAGAAGCAGACTCAGCAAGCCTAAGCTCAGATAAAGCAACTGCGTCGCTCGTCTGCTTGACTTTGAATTCCTCAATCGTTCTCTCGAGCGCTGATATTTGAGTACGGGCATTTTTGAGTTCCTCCTTGTTCTGCCCCTGATGGAAGCCGTAGAAGTATGCGGAAACGACCACAAGGACGGTCGCGATAATTCTTACCATGGGTTTGGATAATATTTAAAGAGTTGGTAAAGGAAGCTGATTAACGCGACCGCACCGTAGGCCCACGCTACCGTCGTCCATTTCTTATGCCGGGCCTCAGAGCTTAGATACTTACAGTCGTTTGTTCTTGCGTAGAATTCGTGGACGTAAAGGCAGGCATAGACAGCAACTGAGACAGTGGTTGCAACTGCGTCAAGCAGCCAATCGAATGTCGTTCTTCTTGGCCATGTCGGAAATATTGGATAACCAAACTCTATTGCAAATAAATACCAGCCGCGAAGAAGCACAAACACGAGCACTATTACGGTCAATACGGCCACTGCATAACCGATAAAAAGCTCTAGTACCGTCATTCGGTTTTGTCGTAAATCCCTATTCAACATCGGTGCTAAGACCCCCACAAAGCCGACGATAACGGCGCCTATAACTGTTATAATTTCGTTCATGGGTAAGCTCCATAAAGATTGTTAAAGGCCGCTCAGTGTTCCCGCACCGAGCGGTTTTAATTTTCAAGAAAAGAATAAATCCAATTCTCTCATCCTTCGATCTCTCAGGCCTTTCGTGACCACCGGATCATCCGGGTTGCAATACTTCGGCCACCACGTCCGCACGTTCTCCCACTCGCCTCGGTTAATCATTCCGAATAACCTGTAGGTCCGGCACTTCGTCAGGCCGAAGTTGTAGACAAAGCTCATTAGGGCAATGAACTGGTTCTCGTTGATGTCGATATGGATAAGCGTTGCAAGCTCCTCCTGGGTGCGTTGGAGGTCTCGATCTAAAAGGTCGTAGGCTTCTCTCCGAGTGACGATGTCGCCCTCGTGAACATTCCGGGCATGGCCGAATCCGATCGTCCAATGGCCCGTGGGGCACTTGTAGGCCATTGGTTTAAACCCTTCTTGTTCAGCTACAAACTCGGCGGCGATCTCAGGTGGAAACAGCATTAAATTTTGTTTTCTCATTTATGCTCCGCCTCCTCGTGCTTCTTATAGAGTTCGTGAATGAGTTTTGTATTGTTCTGAATGGCTTGCTCGTTAGCCCATATTCCTCGTTTGATATCGTCAAATATCACGTTGCGCTCGCAGTAATACCACCCTAGAAGGAAGCCGAAGCAGATTGCGATGGCGATAGCCGCTGACCTGCATAGGCGTATCGCCCATTCATTTAAAAAGACACTCATGATTTAGCTCCTAGCCTATTGTCTAAAAATTTTTTGATGTAATAAGCGATGATCCGGACGCCGAGATAGGCCGACATAAAAGACAAGCCCACGGCCGCAAGCTCATTAACGCCGTACCCTTCAAGAATCCAAAAAACGCCGATGGCAGTGACCCCGCCGGACAAAGCCTCCCAAATTGCCTCCAATACCGAGAATTCGATCGGCCGCTCCTTTCGTTTTTCTCTCCAGTCATCGACGTATCGGAGGAGTCCAGCAATCAGGCCGAGACCTCCGACACAGGCGATGAGAGTGTTGATTAAGTCAGTGTGTTTAATCATGGCAATTCATTTGCTCCTTGACGTGTTCTTTTGCCGATTATCAGTCCCCGTTTCAGAGTCATGTAGACAGTGGTTGTCAGGCTCATTGTCAAACATCCCGTAGGCGTCAACTGATACTTGACGCAAACTCGCTGAGGCTGAAATCTGTTTCCATGTCTATTTCCTTTTTAGACATGTTATGAGTGCGTTTTCTTTCAATGCGCACACCTAAAGAAAAGCCCCTCGACGTGAGGGGCGAGTTGATTAGTTAAGTGGGGCTCCTACCGCCGGTATGAAGTACACGTTTGTCCCTTGCGTTTGGCTCGGTAAAGCCCTTACTTCATAGCTAACCCGATGCCCCTTAACCGTTGGGACAAAGCTCTGAGGCCATGGAAGTCCTACATCTGAACTTAATTGGATACGAGAGTGAACAGCGCCACCGATATAAAGTTCAGCAAGGCCATTGCCACCGTCAATGCAAAAATAACCTGCACACGGAGTGATAAATTCACCCTGAAAATCGCCAAGAGCAGCGTCTTTTATGACTATTTTTCTACCCCATCCTTCAGGCATACCTTGTTTGGAAATGAAATCTGTGTCGGCCTTTTTCACGAACTTGGACAAGAGCAGTTGGAGGTACGACTTCATAGCGCACCTCCTACAAAGCTAGTCTGCCCCTGTGTACGGTATCCAATAAATCCGCATGAGAGAATCGGCAAGGCTACAGCGAACAGAAACATTCTGACCTTTTGTGACAGGCATAAAAATAGATCCCCACGCATTTCCCGCATAAAAAGACTGGACTCTAAGCGTGCTGTGGAAGATGTCCAGTTCATAGTTATCAGCTGCGCCTCGATTACCAACGTGTTTAACGACGATAACGCCGTCAAATGGTGAAGTGTATGAATGATTAAGTCCGTCCGTAGGCGCCGAAACTTCCACAACACTCGGCACTGCAAGAGTATTTTGCTTAGCCACCCACTCCCTCTTACTTGTAAGAAACTTCTCCGCAAAGAGGCTAATAAGCTGTTTAAGCATAGGCCACCTCCTTGCAGAAGACGTTTAAGAGTCTTATACCCCCCCCCGATAGTGAAAGCGAGATCAATATTGACCTCTTTTAAACTACTACCTTGAACTGTCCAAGTGTCTCCTTTTGCAATGGGGATGGTTGCGGTTAAACGAGCTCCGGTCCACGGAAAAGTTAAATTGACCGCTGCTCCGGCTGTAAACAAACCCACGATTGGAGCGCTAGTCGTGCTCGTCCCTGTAACCTGTACGTAGCCATCGTATGACGCTACTCCTGAAAAAGCGTTGACCGTCCATTCGGGACCAATCGTTCCGTTGGATACTAAACGTGTATATCGTTGAGATGGCATCGCTTGATGGCCGACTAACGAAGATTCCTGTTTTGAATAGAACTTCGACAGGAGGAGTGATAGAACATTTTTTAACATGCCACACCTCCTGCTAGTGAGTTAACTCCTATTGCCGATGCTTGGTACAAAGAAGACAAAAGCGCTCGTTGCGTCTGTTGATAATTGGTAAGCAATTGACCAGCCCTTTGAGACAGGCAATGAGAAGCCCTTGTAATGCGGCGTGTCTTGATGTACGCCCTGCCACAATTCGCCATTGCTAAGAAGAATGTTCGAAGCAGCGGCTTTGACACAAAACCATCCGTTACACGGCGAAATGACTGTAGTCCATTCGCCCGTTTGGACCGGCGTGAGATGAATTGCAGTTGAGGTCGGATTAGGCTGATAAGAAATCCAGTCACTTCGACCAAGAAGGAATTTCTCTGCGAAAAGTTGGATAAGGCTCTTAAGCATGACAGAGCCCTCCGAATAAAGTTATTATACCCCCCCCCGATGGTTTTCACTAATCGGACGGTAATTTGCTCTAGGTATCGGCCATAAACAGAAAAGAGCTGCCCTTTTGAAACGGGCGTGAATAAATTCAGGATTTCACCTCCCGGATTAGATGTCCCTGTAGTCGTAATTTGCAACGCCTGAGTATTTATCTGGAAAAATCCTTTATCGGATGTAGTACGACCCGCGGCCCAAATATAACCATCTGATACCGCGGTTGAATTAGATAAAACCGGTCCCCAGTTGTCTACTGAAGCTGAAGGGTTGTAGTCTACAGGTACTGCCGAGCTGGGCTTAGAAGCGTGTCCCGCCTGTGCTGGTGTCGTTCGGCTATCGAGTAGCCGTTGAATTAAAGATTTCAATAAGGCCATTTAAAAACCTCCTTGTCTCATAGATTGTCTTGCGTCAACTTTCTGCTGTAGCTCGTAAGCCAAAGCCGCGGGAAACTCAGGCCACTGGACGAACGGGAAACCCTCGACTTCAGGCAGGTTTCTTAAAGCCTGTCTGTACGTTTCTAAGGCCGTTCTGTCTGCGTCCTCAAGGGCAGAACGCTTGGCTCCTGCTGACCGTGCCACGGTGATGTCAGGCAGTTTCACGTAATCGTCTGTGTCCGAGATTCGTGCGTTCCTCTCGGCCTTGATCTCGTTGGCATAACGCTCTTTGCAGAAGTCGTCCGTGTTTTCCGGAAGGTCTGCCTGTGTGTAGTATTTGCCGTCGGCAGACTGATACAGCTCGTCAGTAATTAACTGACTTTTGACCGCAAACTGCTGTCCCGCCTTGAACTTGACCTTAGCCTTACCGATAAGCGGACGTTCTAAAACTTCGACCTTGAGGTTGTCGGCTTTCAGGCCAGGTGTTGTGAAGGTGTAGAGGTCATATCCATATTGGAAACTCTCAGGACGATTCAACGGCTCTATCGGGATTTCCTCTCGAACCTTGTCGCCTTTTAGGTACTTCTTATCAACCAGTGCAATCAGCTCAACGGAGCACGGCTCAACCCAAAAACCTTGAACGTCCGACAAGGACGTGATTCTGCCGTTGCCCATCTTCACGCCGTACTTCGCCACGGGTTTGGATAACGCCTTGGATAGGTACTCAGCCTTGATTTCAGATAATGTAGTCATACTGCTCCTTATGAATCAGATTCGCTTGTTTCTTCAGCTTCGAGGGCGTCGATCTCTGCCTGAGTGGCGCCGTTATCGAGACAGAGCTGTTTCAAAATCGGTACGAGATAGGCCTCGATCTTTGAGCCCAAAGTGCTGGTCGCCCAAGTAGCTATCGCCGAAGCAAAAGATGCGGCAAACGCCGCGGCCCAGCCGATGTTTGTTCGAGCTTGCGCCCGCTGAGCGTCTGTCAGGTTGTTCTGCTCTGTGTACAAAATGGCCGTCGGTGCCTCGCCCGTATCACCCTTCGGCCCGTCATTCCCCGTCTCCCCCTTATCACCCCTCGGGCCTTGAACGGAAAGTTTTATCCAATAGCTTTCGTTGGTAAGGGCAGTTCCCGCGGGCGCGGCTTTAATCGCTTCATAGACATAACCGTCGGCGTCCTTCACTCGGTCAAGAATGCTGTATGCGGTTGTTGCGCTATACGTGCCTTTCCACGTGTAGCGCACTTTTCCGATATTAAGTGTTGGCATAGGTAGCTTCTACCTCCCCGTTATCGTTGATTGAAAATTCAGCAGGTGCAAGACCCACGTATTCGAGCTGAAGCATTCCCTCTCCGTTTACTTGGAACTGACCGAAGCAAGTCGCATACGGGCTTTGACCCATAGGCCCCGCTTCACCGCGCTCGCCCGCGGGCCCCGGACTGCCCTGCAAACCGCGCTCACCGCGAGGGCCGCGCAGGTTTGAAATCTTTGCTCCCACTGTGGCTGTCGTTGCCGTTACCGCGGTAATCCGGAACAAGTCACCGTTGGTCGAATTAAGAACCAAGTCCCCGACCTTGGCGTAGGCAGAAGGCGTGAGATTAGAAAGCGGAAAAGTCTCCGACTCGGATACCGTCGGACTTGTCCGGGTAGAGAATCCGGTTTGCGCCGCGATTGCTTGAATCTGCTGGAGGGCCTGTTGGCATGTCAGCTTGTCGTCGTTCGTAGAGTGCGCGTTGGCCTGAGCTTGCGCCGCGAGTTGCTCGATCGTCTGGAAGGTAAGGACGAGGTGGTCGATCTCACTCTTTAGCGCTTTGATCTCCGCAACATCACCTTTAACCGTGTCATAAATAGCTTGGGCCTGTTGAGCATATTTGTTCGCAGTCGCCGCGATTTCCAACACCTCATTGAGAACCTCCTGCGGAGTTTTTTCTAAGGTTGATGGAACGACCAAACAGCGCCCAAGCAGATAAGCAAGCTGCTGTACAAGTGCAGTCAGTTTGTCATGGACTTCGTTCAATACATCTGGCAGAAACCGATCGTGGTTGGTCAGTGAAACTCCCTGTAAAGCCGGTATAGACGATTGAATAACGAAAACGCTATTAGCGGCTGGAGGAGAGGCGAAAATCACTACTCCCCCAGGATGGTTCTCTTGATCAGCATTCAGAGTTACAGCATAAGCGTCTCTGCTTACCTGCTCCTCTGAAAGACTGTCCGAACTGTCTGAACGGAAAACCGCAATGTCTGTGAGGGCGTTAAAGACTTTAAAGGTGAAAGGAAATTCGGTACTGACACCATTTCCTTTCAGGATGCTTGTAGCCCTTAGTTCCTTTGAGATTGTCACACTATAACTCCGAAGTTTCAGCTATTGTCAGGCAGAAATTCGTCGTTATGTAGACAGCTCTAATAGCTTGAATATCCGAGGAAAATTGATAAGGGGTTATCTGTTTTTCCTTCCTCCATCGCTTTCTTTCCGCTGATTGCTCGATTGATCGGAACTACAGGAATCGGAACAGGCGACCATTCCCCAAGCACGGTAACTGCCGCCCTTAAGGTATTCTCGTCCCAGCTGTCCTTGGAAACAGCTTGTCCCAAGCGATAAAGATCAACCACTTTGCGCAAGCCGCCCGTGCCGCTGTATCCCCGCGGAGCTTCGCCTTCTGAGAGCGCTTGGCCGAGCTCAGCCACTTCTCGCAGGCCTACAAGAAGACCTAGGTTAAAGTTGACTACACTGCCTCCGGCCTTGATAGAAGTCTTCTTTAACCAATCGTCATCGTCGCCACCGCTTACTGTAGCCTTGAGCCCTTCTCTCACAAAGGTTTCAATGATCGGCTGGAAGGCCAGCAGCGTAAGAAGATTGAGCGCCCGCTTCATGCCCTTCTGGGTATGTCCGGTCACCATGGCTATATTTAAAGCCGTGTTAAAGAACGTGTAGAAAACCGTGAAAAGTTTTGCCCACTCTCCGCCTCGTTCAATACCGGATAAGTCCTGCGTACGACCTCCGCCTTGAGCATCCGTGACCGTTCTGTCTGCGATAGCAATTGCGCGAGCTTCCGTGTTCCCCTCAGAAAGTGCCTTGTTATAAGCCCCTAGCCAAGTCGGAACATCAACCAGTGCCTGCATAAATACAATCGGCAGGTAAGCGCTTCGCATAAACTTATCCTTAAGCGCTCCGTTCGTCCCGCTTACTAGAGCTTGGATTTCGGTAAGCTCACGAAACCGAGTTCTGCTTCTGTCTGCCATTGCTTGACTCTTGCCGCAGACTTCCTTCCACTTGCCATAGGGATTAAGCATGAATTCGCCGATTCCTTTTGCCGACCATTGAGGTCCCAAGATCGTCACGGTTTGAAGCATGCCGATCGGCTGGATTAACGCAGTCACCAAATTAAACCCGATTCCAACGAGAGATACGTTCGCTCTGAGAAGTGCGGCTATTCCATCGCCCATCGATTTTTGAGAAGAAGTCCCTGCCGCAATATCTTCAATCCATTTACGGATAGCCCCCTCTGCCTCTACGCCCCAATAGTCTCGGATGGTCTCTCTGAGTTTCTTTTGCCGGAAAATTTTGTTGGTATCTGCCAACCACTCCTGCCAGCAGAGCTCATGAATTTCAGCGTCAAGCCCTTCGAAAGCAGCTCTTAGGGTTAGAGAAAGCGGACGGTCATAGACGTGGGCCAAGCGCTTCTCTAAAAATCCTCTTCTTGCGGTTCGGCTTGAGTGAGCACCGTCCATAAGCTCTTTGGCGGCCTGCATATCGTTTTGATCTTGAGCCTGGAAGGAGGCCTTTTTGTCGTACTGAATCGGATAGTAACCGCCCTTTAAAGTAACTTCTTGGCCATCAGCTAAAGTGACGGTCAAAGCCTGAGGCTCAACTCTTACCGGAACTCTTCCGTAAACACGCCGCTCTTTCTCTGCAATCTGCGGCCAAAGCTCGTTAAAAACATCCCACACCTTTTGAACTGCGGCAAGCTCCTCAGCGCTTAACGCTTCCCCGATCAAGGCAAAGATCTGCTCCTTTGTCCACTTCTTTCCGCCGGACCAAGGGGCGCTCTCGGAGCCGTCGATCAGCCTCTGCAAGTTTTCTTTGTTGCCGGCGTTCAGCGCAATCGCTCTCACCTGTTCCTGAGAAAGATAAGCACCCACGGATTTGAAGTACCGCTTAACTCTATCTTTTCTCTTAGTTTGGAGAACTTTGGTTGCGGCAAAGAGTTTAACTGCGTACTCGTTTTTCAGCTGCACTTCCTTAGTCCCGCAAGAGTCGGCTCGTGAGATAACGTAGTCAAAGAATTTGCCGAACCTCGTACCTTCCATGGCGGCAAGAAGGGAAGGGATTCTTGCGTGCGACATGCCAATTCGTTCAAGCTGTTCTTTAAAGCGAACCCACGGTCCCGTCTCTTCCGTGTGCCGTACACCTTCCCTACCACGGAATTGAGCGTTTTGGACAATCGCACCGCTTAGCTCACCAACCACTTTCGAGAGCTCCTGCGCCTGTTCTCCATCCAAAATCTGCTGCTCTTTCCGTCCTGCCCGGTAAAGGTCTCTGACTGCCTGAGCCGCCTCTTTCTGAAGCGATCTGCTCATCTCCTCAAAAGGCTTCTTGTTGTTGGCAAAGATCATCCGATGATTGATCAGGCGCTGTTCTAGGCTGGGATCAATCGGGGGAACAGTCTTTTCTTGGTTAAAAAGAGACTCCAAGAATTCTCTCAGGCTCAGCTGATGGCCTTCTCCGAGCTGACGGGATGTGGAAATTCCCATATTTTCCAAAAGGCGCTGGATCGTAACGAGGTAATCTGTAGACAGCCCCTCGATCTGATTCTTACCGACAAGCTTGTTAAAGAATTTAACGTCTTTCTTCCACGCCTCGACCGCTTTTTTCGCCTCTATTGCAAGGCATGTTTGGTATAGTTCCTGACGCTTAGCGCGAATTGCGCCTTTGATGTCGCCCTCCTTTTGCAGACGCCGTGCTTCTTTAGCCCGAAGCCCAGCCGCCGTTCTGAACTTTTTCGGGTCGATGTCTTTCACCCTTAGGCTGAGAATTTCCTGCTCCGCCATCTTCTCGAAAATATCGATATCGAGTCTTCCAGGCGCGGCTTTTTCCATGGCGGAAATCTCCGTGGCAAGAAGCCGCTTTAAGCTCGGATTGAAGATTGCTTCGTCGGCAGTTCTTTGGATTTCCTCTTCGGTGGCGAGTTCGCCATGCTCTGCATACATCCTTTCCTGAGTTGCCGCTTGTACGGCCTGCTCAAGATTAGGTGCGGTTACTAGAGCTTGAGCCAGCTCAGCCAAACATTGGTAGCCATAAGCCTGAGCTGTCTGCTCTCCAAATTGCGGATCGCCGTCTCTTCCGACAAGACCCTCCGTTACTAGACGCTCGATACTCGCATCATCCACCCCTACCGCTTTTAGCTCGCTTGGCGTGAGCTTGGCAGAAATATGAACTCCGTCTTTATCCTTCCCGTTCTTTAAAAAGTCCCATACCTCGTAAATTGGAGTTTTAGAAAGATCTGAACGAACCTCAGACTCAATTCGTTTACGCTCGCCTTCGGACTTTTTGCGAAGCGCGTCTAGCGTTTTTCCTCGGAGATTTGAAATGAAAGCCATATCACGCATGCCGCGGGCCCGCATGTATTCAATCGCCTCGGCATCTGTCTCTCGATACTGCTCCACATAATTCAGCCACGCTTCCTCTGTGAAACCTGACTCAGCGAAGCTCTCAAACATTTTGAACATGCCTCTGCGATAGCGAGCCTCTTGCACTTGCTCCGTAGAAATAAATAACTGATCAAAAAGTGCTCGGACATCATCGCTCATCTCTACGCCGGGAATATTTGAAACTACGGTGTAGATCGAACGCAGCCACTGGGAGAATCTACGAAAGACTGCACGCAAGCCCCTGGTGGGAGCGTTGCCTTCAAACAGGTAAGCCTCGTAGTGTCGAGCGAACTTCTCATGCATCGGGCGACGCTCTTCAAAAGAAAGTTTTTCCCATGAAGAAAGTGAATCCACTCCCAGCCATTTAAGTGTTGCAAGGGTTCGATCCAAAACTCGCTTTTCACCGGCAGAAAGCTCGCCTTTTGTCTGAAGCTTTTTACTGATATCGATCAGCATGTCGAGGTAGAAGTGGCCGCTTTCGTGCAGGAGTGTGGACTGGTCTGCGCTGAACCATCGGACGATCGTCTTAGAGTCCGGGAAGTAATCACCCATATTGCCCTGTGATAAACTGTCCTCGTTGTTCAGCGCGGAAGGAGACGCCTTCCCATAATCGGCAGAGCGGCTCACAGGAATCTCTGTTGGCTGAGCCGTCTTCACTTGTGGTTTTAGAGCATCTTTGTCCTTTCGTGGTATCCTATCGGCATAGGACGAAGAGTCGATTGCCTTTTTCAGGTGATTATCATAGCCGTGTACCGTCCCTGTGGACGAGCTCGTTAAACTAGTGAGAGGGAGGTTCCTCACAGCGGCGTACTCTCCGTCCTTATTATTTTTCTCGGCCAAAAATCTATTTTTCTTCAGCCAAGCTCTGTACTGACCTTCTGTTCCTGTGAAGGCGGTCGCCAAACCCAATCTTAGTTTTTCTCCTTTTCGATTCGCATTGTAAGTTACAAGGAAAACCGCAGACAGCCACTTTCCGTTTGGTAGTTTTTTACTCATCCAAACTCTGTCTCCCCATCTACCGCTTCCTATAACTTCAGCTTCCAATGGCAGATTCATTACTTCTACCCATTCCTGAGTTGAAAGCTGGTGCTTTTTAGCATGGTTCCCTCTATCTTTGTCCATTTGGATTTCCGTGCTCGCTACAGGAACTTTGAAGTTCTTTTCAATGAATTCTCCAACCCCTTGCGCCACGTTGATCTTTTTAACGAACCTTGCCCTAACGGAATCCTCCAAGAACTCCCCAAAGGTTTTATCGTAGATTAGAGAAGGCATATGCAATGACTCACCTTGAACCTGAGCGTTTCCGTCGAGGACTCTCTTTAAGCCGTGCTCTGCCCAAACCACCTCCGGGAGAACTCCTAAATCTCGAGCAAGGTTGTTGACGAGCGTACTTAACACAGTAGTAATCGCTCCTTGTTCTGCTTTCGTGGCGCCTGAGTTCTCCATAAGAGAGGCAATGTCTTGGCCGACACGTTTAGAAGATTCTCTAAATTCTGAGTCATCTTTCTTCAGTGCAGTTTCGGCCTCTTGCCTTGCCATATCCATGATCTCTTCCTGCACCTCTCGAGCTTGGTGCAAAGACATCTGACCCTTCACTCGGACAAGTTCAGCTAAGGGCTGATTCAGTTCAGAGGTTGCAACTTTGGTTGTGAACTCCCCTACAGGGATCGCAATCTCCGAGCCTTCCTGAACGGCCTTAGTAATCTCTTCCGCTCGTTCGGGAAGCAGCTGAATCAGCTTTGTGTCTAGTCCTTCCTGGTGCAAGGATTGCCCGTCCAACAGCACATTTCGTTTATCAGGCCCCGCATCCTCTGCCACGGCCTCGATATATTCGGCCGCCGTTTGAGGATCCCGTGCGATGAGCTTAGAGGCTTGAGAGTACTCTCCAAGTTTCTTAAAGGCCTCTGCCGTTGCCTCGGCCCTAGCCTGTTCTATAGAAGCCCCCTTAAGGCGTTTAGCTCCGGCAGACAAGACTTCAATCGGAGCCGTAAAACCTTCTCCGGCAAATTCAGCGACCACGTCTCCCCAATTGGTAATCTCTCCCTTGGCTAGGAGCTGACCGCTTGCCTCACCTGCTGACCCTAAAGCTCCTTGAATCGGAGTCTGCACCGCCATGTTCGCCATCTCTTTTGCAAAAGGCGAGGAGATTCTGCTTTTGATAAAAGCCGGCAATGCGAGCTTTCCAGCCAGTCCTGCGCTTAGCCCATCGAAAAGAGCGACTCCGGCTGCATGACGCTCGGCCTCCCCTTCTACGTTTTCATAAATTCCGCGAAGCTTAGGATCGGTCATAAACTTAAATATCGAAGCTCCGTTTTGTACGTTGACAGCGTTCTCAGCCATTCCGCTCATCATGCCGGAAGCCTTGTCAAGACCGTAGGAGTAGGCGCCGGAAAGACCGCCCATCAGAGCCGGCGCCGCGGGTCCGGCGAAAGAGGACGCAGCGAGTATTGGAAGCATTGGAGCGTATTGCACCAGAGATTCGGGGCCGATATCTGCAATGATGGATGGGTTTGAAAGGATAAGTTCAATGGCCTCTCCGGCTGTCTTTGCTTCAGAGAGTTTTTGAGAAGCCTCGTTATGCGGATACAATCCGCTCATTGAGTTGTTCCAAGCGGTGTCCTTTAGCGCTTGAGAAAGTTCCTCCTGAAGTTTCGTGCGAAGCGCCGGAAGGCCATGCTCAAAAGCCACTCGGTGCGCCTCTCCCGTCGGATCGTCTTCTGAGCCGAACAGCTCTTCCGCACTCACTCCTTGCGCCAACTGCTTCTCAGTATTCTCCAGCTCAAGAAGCTGGGAGCGGATTCTTTCTGCCTTAGCTGCGTTGCCAAAAATCGGCATTGCATTCGCAAGCCCATATCCGCCTCGAGCGGTTGAATTTCTTGTTGTGGACAAGGCCCCGTCAGCCTTTGCAGGTGCGCCCATAATCTTCCACCACAAACTCTCAAGCGAGAATGTGGTAGGCAGATCATCCTTCGTCAAATTAGCAAAATCCACCTCTCCGGCTTTTCTGAGATACACGGGTGTCGCCTCTTTCAAAGCGTCCTGAGCGTAAAAGTTATCTACCTCGGCAGGCGTAAGACCGTCAGCCACTTGCGGCTCAACATCAAAGTCACGTGCTTTCCTTAGGCGTGCCGCCGTCTCTTCGGGGCTCTCTTTGGAAGCCATTGCCGAGGCCAGACCCTCCAAGGCTTCCGTGCGGTTCTTTTCTGCGTAATAGTCCTTTAAAGAGTTAGACGGCATTAGTAATCTCCTTGAATTGCGTAATTCGGTGTTGTGCTTTCGAGCGATATCCCTTTCATCCGAAGCGTCAGATATTCTTTAAAAAGCTGGGCGTTAGAAAAGCGTTTGCCGGGATTGCTTTGCCGAATTGCTTCGGCATAGACTTCAGGAACTTTTCCATTCATGGATGTAAACCAATCGGGGTTTCGGCTAATCATGATGTGGTACAGCGCTTCCTGCACCTCTCCGTCTGTCGCGTCCCGATTAAATCCGGCCGCCTTAATTCTCTGGTTCGCATACTGCTTGAGTTGGTAGAAAGCGTCCAAGTTTCCGTGGTTCGGTGAGTCACTGGCTTTAAGCTCCATCAGACCTTTCTGGCTATCAAAGATAAAGCCGTTTATGTCAAAGCGGCAGGCCATAAGACTTTTAATAAACTCGTTTCTTTCTTCCTCTGTAAGCTCTCGTTGGCGTTTGGTCTGCTCGACGTTAATGGCCTTTTGAAGTTCCGACAGTAATGCGCCTGCCTGCTCTTCACCTAGATCCTTAAACTTCCCACTGATAGTCCTCAGATACGATTTGATGTTCTCCAGCTTGGCAGTTTGATATTCTGGCAGGCTCTGCCCATTTGCCGCCACCATTCGAGCTTGCAAAGCCTTATCCCGCGAAGCTCCTTCTTTCTCATGCATTTTCAGCCACTTTGTATCCAGTGCATCCCATTGCTCAGCTGAGAGCCGGATCCTCATACCGTCAAGCTGTTCCCGAGTGAGGTTATATAGTTCAGTTGGGCGGACGTCGTAGTGGAGAAACAGTTCCTTATCTCCGCTCGTGTCTCCGATCTGAATCTTATGCGCCCAACCGCGTAGTTCGGCTTGAGCACGAGGGTTCATCTGCGGCAGAAGCTGGAGCATGCGCGGGTCTTGTAGATTTCCCCGTGTCTCGGACAAAACATTTATCCCACTGTTTAGGAGATTTGTTTGCTCTTGGACATAGTCTTCGTTATCCCTTTGCTGGGCGACCACCATAGCGTTTACGATCTTCTCTCGTGTTTCGGGATTGTCTCGCGCTTCGACAGAGACAGGCGAGCCGTCCGCCAAGGCTGCTTCCTCCAGCTCTTTACGAGTCCGAGTCTTGCGTAGAGCTTGGAAGTATCTCGGGTCACCCGGAGCAATTTCTTTACCGTCGCTTCCATGCGCTACTCCGCCAAACTCTTTTTGCACCCAGGAGGCGGCCTTGTTTACGTAGCCCACTGCGTCCTTCCCGGCTAGCGCTCTGTATCCGAGTTTCTTTGCTCTGGCACGATGCTCTTCAGTTCCGAAGTACTTCCGCCAGCCCGAGCCGTTTCCCCCGTTTTCCTTGTCCATCAGCACTGCTAAGTTCACATTCCCACGGCCGGCGTTATAAGCACCCGCCGCTTTGAGCAGATCCCCTTCGTAGAACTTGATGTGATCGGTGATGATTTTGATTCCAATGCGTTCATTGAAGGCCGGATCGTATTTGATCTTTTCCTGAACCTGAGCTCGCGTAAGCTTGTCACCCAAGGCTTGAGAGGCTTCATAGGCCGCATCCCCGCTTACTTGGAATTTTCCATAGCAAAAGTCTCTCGCGCTCTTGGGTGTCTTGCCGTCCGAGTATCTGCCGATCAACACTTCGTCGTCATAAATAATGTTGCCCTTATCATCCTTTTCTATCTTTCCGTTCGCGTCTCTGCGAGGAACTTGTTTGAACTGACGGTTTCCTGACTCTTGCCCGGATATGAAGCCTGTTCCGAATTTAACCCCAAGTCCTTGGATTCTTTCTTCCGTCAGCGGACCGGCCAAAGCAGAAGCCATAAGTGTCTCCGGTGTGTTCTTATTTCTTTCTTGATCCCGCTTTACGACTTGGTCGATTTGATAGCCCTGGGAGGCGGAGCGAATAAGCTCTCCGTACCGTCTTACCGTCTCCGGGGTCATGTAAGGGGCATAAGTACGAAGAAGGCCTGAAGCTTGCTCAGCCACGGCTGGATTCTTTTGTGCTTGGAAAAGAAGCGTATCCAAAGCGTTTCCTACGGCCTTGGAAGTCTCTTCGTTCGTTTTTACCAAAATCTCCTGCTCACTCCAGCCGCCGATTCTTCCGGCTTCCTTTGACGCAAGAGAGATATCTTCAATCTGCGCCCCAAGCATTCCCGGGTTATCCGCATACAAGCCCGCGGCTCTTTGCGCCAATGCAATTCTGTTGTTGATAGAGCTTTTCTGATACTCCTGTTGCTGCTGAAATGCATGCCCCATCACCTGGTCATAATTTCCGTTATAGAGATAAAGAGCCTTTCGGTTAAAGAGCTGTTGCTGTTCAGGGGTTAAGGACTTAGCGATTTCCCCTCCATAGCGTCGAGCGTCTTTATCGACTCGATCTGCCAGGCCTAATCCGCTCTCATCCCTTTCTAAAGCGGCCCTCTCGCGTAAGCTTCTCCAGCCGTCGTTCTTGCCATCTTCGCCAAATTCTTTTTGAATCATGTAGCGCTTTAAGTCAGTCAGCGCGTCGTCCACGCGGACGTTGTCCTGCTCAGCCTTAAACTTTGCCGCAAGACGCAAAGCCGGATTGAGATCAACCTTAGGCTTGATAACTTGGCTGCCGTAATCCGTAAAGCCCATCGTTACGGGCTGATTGTTCATCAAAAGCTGAGGGCCGCCGTATGTAGGAACTTTTGCCATTCTTATCTCCCAAGGCCTAGTCCGAATTTGCCGTTAAACATGTACCAGTTGCTCGCGACTTGAGTTGCTCCGCTAAGACCAGCTCCTATGGCCGCAACCGGAGCCAAAGAACTGTTGGTATTGCTTATCGTCCTTAGCGCTCCGCTCTGCGCACCGTATTCCAAAGACTTACGGTTGTAGCCCCAGGCGGCCTGCATTGCATTGAACTTGGCCGTCCAGACATCCATTTCTTTATCAAGGTCTGTATTGGCGGCAACTTCAGCCACGTTGCCTACGCCAAGAGCAACCCCATTGGCGGCATAACGCGCTCTCTGAGCTCCCTTGAGCTGTCCTGCTCTGCGCGTAATCTGAGCGACCTTCTGCTCACCTTGTCGATAAGCTGTCTCAGCGCCCATGCGCATAATCTCGGCATTGTCCCGTGCGATCTGAGCCTGCTTTTTCTGTACATAAGCGGTGGTCTTAGCGCCAACAAACGCAGAGTAAATTCCTCCAATCGCCTGACCTATGGATGCTCCGAGCATGATTCCGTTCAGCCCGCTCCCCACCGCGGATGTACTTTCAGGAATCGGGTTAAGAACTCCAAGTCCGTCCGGACCAACGGGAGCGCATCCTACGGAAGCCATGTGCTCTCGTAGCGCCGGTGTCATATTCGTTAAAGAAGCCATGTTTATTCCTTTACTGTGCTAGATCGCAGGTAATGCCAACAAGCGTGAGAGGCAGAGGATCTTTTTGCCGTAGAACGAGTTGTCCTGAGGCGTTCCAGGAACCCGGCAGCGGCACATCAATCTCAGTGCTCAGGGGCTCGGGCGGCTCTCCGTAAAGCTCGTCCAGCCTCTGCTTAGCCTCTGTTAGGTCTTCAAAATTCGGCCCTACGAAAACCCCGCTGGACTGATACACCTGCATCCACACTCGATTGATGTTCTTCTGATGCCCTCGTCCAAATGAGCCGTCTTGGAGATTGACGATAAGCGGAAGCGTCTGAATTTCGGAGGTAATAGGAAGACCGACTTGAACTTTTTTCGCAGGAACTTCAAGCGTAATCTTCCCGTTCCTAACCACTTCCCGCGGCAGTACTGCACCATCTGCGAGAATTGCTACTTCACAGCCCTCGAGATAACCAAGGCCTGAAATTGTTTGAGTTTCCTGCCCTTCATAAGTCGCCCCCGCGTCCACGTGGAAACAGTTTTCAAGACCGTTGTAAAGACGCTCGTGCATGCGTTCGATAAAACGCACGGTTGCCCCGTTAATCGTTCTGCGCACGACCGCGTACAAAATATCCTCATCCCCTTCAGGAACAACCGCCACAGACTCAAAGGCCCCGTTTATAGTGTCGTGCCGGTGCCAGGCGCTCACAGCTTGCTCAGGCATATATGTAAGCCCGAGCAGAGAGCCGTCCGTCATCGCGCACCAAATGATCGGATGGGGACTCAGCGCAAGCGCCATGTCTTTTACCCTCGCACGCTCAAAAAGATGCGGGGCAAAAACGCAGAGATCGTTGACAGCAAAGCCTCCCTGCTGCCAGTTGTAGCCCATTTCAATGACATGACCGCCTCGTTCGGAGGCGTAGATAAGATTTGATCTGATTAAAAGCGGCTGAACCTCGGAGGCGCCTTGGTAAACCTGAGGCTTCGCAGAGACGGACTCAGGTGTTATTACATCCGAGTTGGCCGGAGACAGTCTGAAAATTGCGCTTTCGGACAATGCTAAAAGCTGAGATAAGGGAGCTAGATGCTTCAGCCTTGAAACCTTCTGAGCCGCAATCTTGAACTTGATGCGGTCGTCATCTACTACGGGGATGTGGTAGGCCATATCGGTTTCCGTACCGGAGCGCGTCATCCATACAAACTGAGGGCGCTTGACCGTCCCGGCGAAGCACCGCCTCTGCTCGAAGTAAGCCACTGCGCTTGGATAGTCGCCCGGCGTGAACATAGCGTCGTACCGAGGCGGAGTGATGCCGTCGTCAGCATCTACTCGGTTATCTTCAAAACTCGTTCCTTCCGTTTCTCCGATATAACCAAAAACCCCGGCCGTGGATTTGTAGACCCTGTAGCGGGCGGCTCCCGAGACCGGAGACCATGTAATCCGATTTAGTGCGTTATCCCACCAAAGGTTGCAGCTAACAGAGGCGGCCGCACTAGGAGCGCTTTCTCTCTGCCCTTCGTCTGAATCTTGGACGGCTGTCACCTTGTACTTATAAGTAAAGCGGCTGTCGGATTCGTTTCCGTTGGGAACGTATTCAACAGAGACATTCCCCGGAGGGCTCAAAGGAGAGTTAAACGTCACGTCTATTAACCGCCAGTCGTAAGCTCCGTATCGGCGCAATTCTTTTACCGGATAGTGCGGATGCACAAGCGTCATCACGTCAGCCGACTGCGCATAGTGAATCACGAAAATATCGTCTGAGCTGTAAGGTGTGGCAATCTCGTAAGGTGTCCCGTTGGCATTCAAAAGGGTTCCGCCTCGAGAATGAAAACGAATGTACTGATGACCGAATTCAAGAATCATCGTGTCCGTCGAAGAAAACTCAAAGGCTATTAGGCGTGAAGGTCTGTCTGCGTGTTTGGCTTGTCTCACAAACGCAAACCCACTGCGATTTTGTACCGGTCCCTGAGGTAAACAGATAAAGTTCCTACAAACGGCTAGACCCGATCTGTACTTATCGTTGTCAATGCGGCCGTACATGGAAGGAGAGACTTCGCCCGTAAAGGACGACTGAAGTGTTCTTATCGTCATACCTACCTCACGACAATCCACGGAGCGACATGACAGATAGGCTCAAAGTGCTGACCCGCGTCCTTTTTCATCGCTTCCCCCAAGGCTTCTCTATATTTCGCTGTAAGGGCGGCGGTGATTTGCAGTCCCTCTTTTCCTTTGATCAGAGAACCAGCCAGAGCCTGAGCAAGGTGCCACGCTAAAGCGTCAACAAACAGCGGCGGGAAAGAACCGACTCCGGGCTCAGCCATAATGTACTGAATCACCGGGGTCGGACAGTCCGTAAACAGGGCTGGGGAGCCGTCAAAGCGCTCCACGGCAAAGGGTGGATTCTGAGGCCACGGCGCCCTTTGAACCGTGCTTGGGCGCACTGAAATGACCCTTTGGCAATCGCTAGGTAAAGCAAAAAGGCCTCTCCAGCCGTGCAGCTCTTTTGTTTGGATTTCCGCCAGCGCGGCTCTCCTGGTGGCAAATCTCCAGTCGTGTGCCTCCAGGAGAATTCCAACGGAGACCGGATAAAGTGTCGCGCAAACCTTCGCGTGCACACTGCCCTCAGGCGGATCGATATTCGTGATCGATCCCGCTTCTCCCACTCGAGTAAGTGCAAGATTACAAATACTGACTTTACTTGCCATAGCCGTACCTTTAAAAAAGGGCGCTTGCTAGGAGCGCCCAAAACTTCAACCTCAAGGAGAATGACTCAAAAGTTACTTACTCGATTTGTTTAGACGGCGCCTCTTTAGCCGCGTACCAATTATCGTGGCTCATGGAGACGAAGGCTCTGACCTTGCCTTTTGTTGGACTGCCGCCGAACTTTGCCTGAATAAACTGAAGTGTTTTCTCAGGAATAGGCAGAGCAATTTGTGTACCGGCCTCGGGCGCAGTCAGCGTCTCGGATGTCACGGCTTCTTTGAATGTTCCGGTGGCGGTATCGCAGTGAGCTATTCCGAAAGAAATTGTGCCGGTCACATCTTCCATAACCTGGAACACAACTGAAAGAATTCGATTCATGCCCGGAGTCGGATTGACTTGACAAAGATCGATGGTGTTTGCAGAAGCAGCGGCCGCTGTAAGGTCCTGCCCTGCATCCGGTGTGAGCATTAACAATGCGTCTTTAATCATTTCTAACCTCCTGTTCTTTCACTTAGTCTCCGCCGCCTTGACCCTCTTGATCGCCTTGGCCACCGCCGGTTCCAGTTGTCTTAGCAGGGAACGGAACCCGTTTTTCTGTCGGTGTAAGCGCATCCACAATGCGGATCGGAATACCTGCGTATTTCAAAACCGGATGAGCCTGAGAGACCTGATCCAAAGAAAGCTGGACGTTCCTGCGGTTCATGCACTGGGCTTCCAGAGCGTTTCGAACTTCTCTGTTGCAGTAGAAGGCAATACGTCCGGTATTGAGATTCGGAAGCTTGTTCTTGGCTGTCATCAGCAGGCGAATCAGATCAGTGCCGCCATCGTTTTGCGGATCGTCCGTAAGTTTTTCCTGATCAATGTTGGCGATACGAACAACGAAGCGCCAATCGCGAAGAACAAGGCCGATATCCCAGTCGTACTTAGTACCCAAGCAGAGATACTTTCCGCCGTCTGCGTCCGTTGTTAGGTACTCTCCCAGGTCCTGATGAGAAAGACCGGCTCGGGATCCCTTCGGGTAAGTTGTAAACAAGGTGCGAGGAGACCAACAAAGCAGCCAAATGGATGTTAATTTGTTGCCTGTGCCGCCTGCATCAATGACGTTCTTGGCGTTTTCAGCCTTCTTCGGGTCACCTGTGCAGTAGCGGGGACTCAAACCAAGAATCTGTTCGACACCCGTCTTATCGTTACCGTAGAGAACGGCTCTTTGAACTTTTTGTGACATTGCTTCAATGAAGGCGGAGTCTTCTGTCAGACGCCACAGACCGGACCATCCATTGATCTGGGCAAGTTTCTTGTCAATTTCGGACAAGGCAGAAAGCATGCCGATCGAGTCTTTGATCTGCGCTGTCGTGGACTTGGAAGGCTGAACACCGTAGTTCAGTAAGCGCCACGTCACTTCAGGCAAACCCGTTCTAACTGTCGTGAGATGCTCGGTCACACCGTTGGCTTCAATCGAAGTCATATCAGGTAGCATCTCGTTGGTCTCGGTCATCATTTCAATGATTTCCGCATCAATCTTCTTGTTCCCGTCCAAACGGGAAACGACATCTGCCAGTGTCGGATTAGAGGTATTTAATACGCCCATTTATCACTCCTGTTTAAGTTAATTACCAACGCATCGGAGAATTCGGATACATGTCCGCAAATCCGTTGTCTCGGGGAATTGGAGCACCTTTGACACCGGAGTCCTGTGAAGTCATCTTGCCGATGCGGTAGAACAGACGAATGACTTCAGGGTGATTGCAAAGTCCTGAATTGTTCAGAATCTCTCTGAGCTCAGGAGTTGCGAGTTTTTGATATGCACTGACCGCAATACCTTTGTTCGCTTCAAAAGCAGCACCGCCGTATTCAGGATCGGCTTGCGAGGCCTTGAGCCAATCTCCGGCTTGACGAACCAAGTCAGCTCTGAGCTTGTTTGCCACCGACGGGGCCAAGGAATCCAAAACTTTCTGAGCCTGTTCTTGGGAGAGACCGGCCTCACGAGCAGCATTTGAGAACTGCTCTATGTGCGTCGGATCGATAGCCGGATTCTCACCAAAGTTGAAAGGTTCGTACTTTTCAGGAGCGGTACTCTGCTGCTTGGGTTCCTCCGTAGTTTGCGGATTTTCAGTATTCACTTCGCCCAAAGCATTCGGCATCCCGTCGCCTTTCGGTGGATTGGGCTGAGAGGAAGCCTGCTGACTTTCACCTTGAGTCTGCTGACCTTCCGTTGCAGCACCTTGGGTTTCTATGCCTGCCGGGCTAGCCTGAGTTTGTTCATCTGCCATTTTTTCTGTTCCTCTGTCATTACAAAATACTGTTGTGGGCAAAGCCGCTGAATCTCACCTAAGAGCCAATACCCTGCTTGTTTCTTTCCCTCTTCAAAAGCCATGTTCATTCCGGGATCAGTCGCCTTTGGATTGAATGTTGAAAGAAAAACGCCCGACATCCCCAAGAGCCTCCAGGCAAAACGCCTTCCATGTTCCGTGCTCATGAGCGCTTCAATGTCCCTATCAAAGGTCTCTTGCTCTATCTGCGCGTAGCGCTCCTGCTCGCGCTTAAGCTGTTCCTCGTCATAGAAACCTTGAAGCGGGTCGTAGTCTTCCTCGCCCATCAATGAATCAGGCTCCATGTAAAAGCGACGACAAGAACCGATAGCCAAGTCATGACTACCCACGGAAGAACTCGTGCCCAAAACCGCAAGCTCCCTTGGTCGTCCAACATCAGCTTTTCCATAAGCTTCCTCATCTGTTTTGATATAATCATCCCCATGGTCGATGTTTTTTAACTCCCTATCGATCACCGCCGCTGACTGATCCTCAGCGGCATTTTTATTGGGTTATCGAATTAAGCTCCAAACAAATGCCGCTTCGATAACAACCACCATCCAAAGGGCGCACTGCGCCCACATGCGCATTCGCCCTTTCTCGTTGAACAGTAGTTTTTCCATAATGCTTATCGCTCGCTCAGGTATAATTACTTTCATGTCGAGATTCTCTTAACGTGGTTCTCGATACCGCCGCTGACTAGACCCCAGCGGCATTTTTATTTCTGACCATTATCAGATAGATTTTTCTCGTTATGTAGACAGCACAAAGCCCCGACTGACGGGGCTTCTGAAAGGTTGAGGGCTTTCTAATATCCGGCAAATGCGCCCATGATCTCGTCAGGTGATTGGCTTTGAAGACTGTCTGCGCCAATTCCTAAATTTTTCGCGACGTTGGCACCCTGCTGCATCAGAGCCATTTGCTGAGCGGCTTGTTCCTGCTGGGCTCTTTGCTGACGAATCAACGTTACCTGTTCGCCTGAAACAATAAAGCGGGGATCAATACCCAATGCATCCGAGTAGTAATCCACCCAAAAGTCGCTGTTGAACTTATCCAGCATGTCCGGTTTCATTCCGGCAAGCACACCCAAATTCTGAGTGAACCGGTCGATGGAATTGGTTGTAATCGCTTTCTGAGCCTGAGCAAGGATAGAAATAAATTCGACATTAACCGGCGCCCCTTGGAGTTCTTCAGGAATTGGAGGAAGCATATTGGTTTCCACCATGCGCTCAAATGTCAGGGCAATCAACGGATCCAGAGCCTCTGAATTCAGACGTTCGAGCACGGGACCCATAAGAATCATCTTCTCTTCATGGCGCTCGGCAACCTCGGTGGCTGTCATCGTCTTGTCAGTCGAGTTTGCCATCATCATGAAGATGTCACGATAGAAAGTCTCGTTGATGCGCTCCCGAGTATCTTGAATATCCTGCAAAAGAAAATCCAGACGCAACGGAACTTCAAAAGCCGAGCGAATGTTCTGCGCCTGCGCCGCATTACTGTAGTACGTAACACCGCCCGGGAGGATGTTGGCGCCGGCATTTTTCAATTCCGCAGGCATGATGACAGGAGGATTAGTCTGATAGTCAATCGCCTGGGACTTTCTCTTTTGTTCCTGTTGGAGCTGTTTCAGATCCCCTAGAGCTTCCATGCCGGGAGAGTTTCCATAGATATCTCCTCCGGTTACAGACCAACGAGCACACAATGCAGGGAAGTTTCTAAAGCCTGTTTCCCGCAAAACCTTATCCTCGGAGGACTCGACCTCAAAGTACACGCTCCGCCAAGGCATGTTTTTGTTGTCACGCTTATGCGGATCGTAATGAAGTCGGGGCTCAATTGCGTTGATGACATGCACCCAGTCGTCCCGCTTTCCGTCTTGATAACGCTTGCGCACCGAGTCGCTTACGTTTTCCAGTCCGAACTCTCCTACCAGCATCGAGACCGTCATTCGAAATTCTCGGTAAAGGGTATCTACTTGACCCCGAGAATCTGTCGCAATCGCAAACTCACCGATTGTCAGAGGCATACAGTGAATCACACGCTCGTAATCATCAAGGATAATGGTTGCACTCGTACCAAAGGCACCAAGCTCCTCATAGGCCATTTGAAGGGCTCTATAAACATTTGATTTATAGAACACCATTTGCATAAGACTTGTGACCTTGCTCATCCATGCCTTGACCTCGTAACTCTCGTCAAGCTCAGGATTCAAGGTCGTCAGCCTGAACCAAGGACGCGCAGGACTTGTCATGCCGCTCATCATCCCGCCGGAAAGCGTTCTCAGCGCTCTGGTGCCGGTATTGTCCAAGATTGCTCGGTAGGCATTACGATTGCCTTTGTTGTTGCCGGAAGGCAAAAACCGTCCCGAACGAGGCAGAAGCACTTCGCTGATTTCTCTCCAGTGCGGCATCCAGGTTGAGCGCTCTGTCTTTAAATCCTCCCAGCGGCGCCGGACCTGCGTCTTCAGGCTTTCCATCCGGTTATCCTCCTAAAAGGCTCGTGCCTTTTCCGAGCTTGAGCTGATTCGGATCAACGCCTAACGGACTCGTCAGTAACGTAGAGCCAGTTTCATTTCCCGTGTTTCCTTCAAGAAGCGAGCCGACATCGGCTTGATTTTGATTCTGTCTTGCAAACTCAGACTTCTGCTGATTCAGTGCCTTGCGGCTTGCCTCAGCCTGTTGGTCCGCAGCCGACTTCTGAGCCTTGCTCGTTTTATGAGCTGAATACATTGAAGCACCTGCTCCGATAGCCGCAGATGCAATAGAAGCTCCGATAACCGTAGCGGTTGTTACTCCTGACATAACTCTTCTCCCTGTAACACATCATCCGTAAATTCTTGACGCGCCTGCCCAAGCGTCTCCGCTTTGGTAGCAAACGACATAATTAGTTTCGTGGGAACGAAAGTCCTAAACACAGTTTTTCTTCCCGGCGGGGACGTAAAGCATGCAATCCCGTCCACCACAGACGTCCCGCCGTTTACTGTCATTGCGCACCTCCCTACAACAACTAAGGTCGTAGGGACTTTCATAAGTGCACCGACAAGTAAGACGTTTTCTGGAACAATCGCTATACGCGTATAGACACCTGCGTGAAGTACCTCTTTGATTTCAATCTTCAGCTGAGGGGCCTCTTTGACACTCTCTTCGATCCCGCGAATCGACAAGAGCTCTTGAGGAGAACAGGCCATTAGCTGCATAAGCCCTCCAGAAAGAAAACGGAATTGGTTTTCTCTGCTTTGTGGCTGAGCAATTTTTCAAGTCTTGATCCGGCCGGCGCCGAGACAAAAAGACCTGCTGAGCCAAAAAGAACTGCGGTGTTCCTCGCCCACTGCAAGAGCTTGAGGCCATTATTTCCGGTTCTGAAGGATTTGCTCAGGAACAAACTCTCTGTAGAAGCAAGCGTTTCTTCTTTGAAGTGCGGTACAAAAGAAAAGACCACAACTACAAAGCCAACCATCGTATCCCCGTTGAATGCGCCCGCTGCTTTCAAAAGTCCCAGCTCTTCAAGCTTGAGATACTGATCCTCATTGGGAGGTGAAGCAGCCAAGGTTCTGTTTGCGCACTCCTTTGAATACTCCTTTATCAAACGTCGTGCCTCAGGATACGAGAAAAAGTCCTTGGCACTTACGGGACGGATTTCAATCTCTAGCATTTCGCCTCCGTTCTCCCCAAGCGCAGAAATCATCCCAAGCATCTATCAAGGCCATGGCTATAGGTTTAACGAGTAAAAGACCTAAAATCACAAGCGCACCTTGCGTTTGCAACGGCAACTCTCCAAAAGTCATTCCGGACATTTCCTATGAATTATTTTTAATCCTTTCCATCTTTCTTAAACATCGCCCGAAGCTCTTTAATAATCAACACGACGCCATAAACTGCGAAAACATAAATGAGGGCATTTTGTCCAAAATTTAATACTGTGTTCACAGGCTTTTCTCCCTGTTGAAACCTAATAACAAAGTCCAACACTGCTATAATCTTTTCCATAGGTACCCTTTTCCAACGTACTACCTATCCGTCCTTTGAAGTTCCTGCTTCAGAGGACAAATTCTTTTCTAAGCATTGTCTATCCCTTTGCTCGCGTTATGTAGACACCCTAAGCGAAGGGGTCGTAGGCATTCCTGTCTAAGCCTTGGACATTTTCAGTTCTAGGAGCGATTCCATACTCCGGAAGCTCATATGCAAAAGTCAAAGCCAGTGCGTCAGCGATATCGGGAGAGTGAAGCCCGCGCTTTTTCATTGAATCCTTACTCTCAAGCTTGATCGCACCGTTTGGCAATATCTCGTATTCAGGAGAAATCAAGTCGGCTAAAAGTCCCTCGTCTTGGGGCAATAGACCTTTGTTTTTAATCCATTCCTTCATGCGCCCCCACATCTCGTCGCGCTTAAAACGGTAGGCCGTCGGGTCATCAGCACTCCATCCGAAGTTGACGCCATAGACCTCAAAATACCCGTCGTCTTGCAGGACATCGACAGGGCCTCCTCCCACACCGCCTTCGTCCACATGCACACGTACTTCCTCAAATCCAAGACGCCGGATTCGAGCTATTGCCGCCTTGACCTTAGAGACGACCTCAACCGTAGACAAGCCTCTGTAACGCTCGAAAGGAAGTCGTCCGTCACGTCCGATTCTGTAGTAGATCACTGTCTCGTCGTTGCCGTAGCGAGCCACGTCTACTCCGATAATGGCAAGGTTTGCTTTAAGACCTCCGCCCGGGCGAGCCATCGCTTCTTCAACCGATTTTGTCGGAATAAACTGCGAACTGGATGCGTTAGGAAACTCACCCATGACACGAACACGGAAGAAGTCAGAATCTTCTCCATACTCCTCAAGCCATTGCTGAATCTGCTTTTTGTTGGTGATATGACAGGTGCGGGAGTCAACTTTACGAATATCCCAAAACTTAGCCTTAGAGTGGAAACAGTCATAGAAACGGCCGGAAGATCGCGTTGGGTTTCCAAAGAGAAACATCATCGGCTCACCGTCCGTTAAACCGCCTTCGGCAACTTCATAGATGGCGGCAGGAATAGCTGAGGCCTCGTCGAAAATGTAGAACGGAGTCGAAGAAGCGGCATGCAGACCGGCAAAGGATTCTGCGTTTTCTTCTCGGCAAGTCAGCGCATCCACTCGCCAAGATTCGGGAGACTCTTTGGAAACGATGGAAGTGGCTTTCATATCGAACATGTCCGCAACGAGTGAGCGGCGCATCCACTTCGTAATCTCAGCCCATGTTTTTGTTTCGAGCTGGTTGGCCGTATTCGCCGTCACCACGCCTTTGCAATTTGGACGGGTAGCCATGATCCAGCACACGAGCCAAGCAGTAAAGGCTGACTTTCCGATACCGTGCCCGGAAGAGACAGCCATTCGGATCGGATCAACCGCCTGTGAACCGTCGAAACCTCTCGCCTTGACGGATGCCCCTATATCATCGAGCATTTGGCAGGCCCACTCGTCCGGACCGAATTGGCAGTTTGGGTAGCGAGAAGCCCACGGCTCCTTGAGCCTCACGACAGAGGTTTCGGGCAGCTCTCCCCATGGAAAGGCCCACATCACAAACCGCAAGGGGTCGTCATAGCACTTCGCCAGTTCGAGATAAACATCATCTTGATTCACAGACATAGAAAAAGCCCACCGTGTAGATGGGCCTAATCATCATTCAAAACCTTTGAGTTATGTAGACAGTTTCATTACTGTTTCGTTTGCTCGAACTCTTCCATCACCTCTTTGGAGTCCTTGATAAACTCACCGAGGCAGAGAAGCAAGTAGTTCATCCCTGCGCAGCGAAGCTTGATGTTTTCTAAAGGGGTGCCGTCGTCCAAGACTTCCTTAACGAGCCTTCTTACCGCATTCATTCTCGACTCAGGGGTTCCTTCGATCCAATCAACAGCATCTCGATCTCCTGCGACTCCGTGCTCCAAAGTTTCTGTAATCCTCTTTCTGAGAGCTAACGGCTGCTGAGCCATCAGCGCAACAACTTCTTCAGAAGTAACACCTTTAACGTCTACCATTCTTCCTGCTCCTCTTCTCTGAGTTTGACACCTTGAAACATCCATGCGTTTTTGTACAACCTTCCTTTTTCAATCTTCTCTTTGAGTTTGCGAGTAAACAGCGTTTTAGTGTATTGACCGATTTCCTCTTCCCCATCTCTGGCCCACCGAAGAAAGTCACTCCAGGCATCCTTGGCCTTCAAACCTTCTCCCTGTTCAATCTCACACTCCTCAAGACGCTCTGTTCGCCAACGCTCTAACACGTCCGAACCTTCCCGGAGTTTTTCTTTGAGGAAGCGCACCTCGTCCGGAACATCGAGACCTTCCTTTTGATATCGATGCAGACCTTCCAAAAGCCAATTGAGAATGCCCGGAAGCTCCTTTCTGAGTTCGTCGGTGAGATTCAGATTCTTTTTGATCTGGGGGTCTTTATCAAAGTTCCTCGGAAACTCGAGGAAAACAAGGCGCCGCCAAATACCGTCATCCGTAGCCTTAATCACGGGGAGATGATTAGTTGAAAGAATCATCGTCCATGTCGGATCGATGGTCTCAACTGTCGACGAATACATTTGCCGAGCGACAACCGGATCGCCGCCTGTCATGCTCTTGATGCCGGCCTCATTCAGACGGGCTCCTTCGTCGGTCTCCTGACCAACCACGAGCCTCGCACCTTTAAGTGCGATCAAGTCAGCCCGAGCGCCTCCTACTGTGGAGGCTCCTTTGACGATCGAGGCGAAAGTATCCGAACTAATTGCTCGATAGTACTCTCCGAACACTCCGGCCAAGATTCGCATAAGGGTCGATTTACCATTGCAGCCGGCGCCATGGAGAATTATGAAGAGCTCTTCTTTCGTCGTTCCTGACAACGCATAGCCCATTAAGGTTTGGAAAAAGAATGCAAGTTTTTCACTTCCCAAACACTCCTCAATCGTTCTTCTCCAACGAGGGCACTTGGCCTCAGGATCGTACGAGACAGCCGAGCATAAAGAGATTTTTCTTCGCTTATCAGGCGGCAGAAAGTCTCCGGTGAATAAATCAATGTCCCCGTTGTCCACTCCAAAGTATTGAGTTCCCTTATCGAAATCATTGGCCTTAACCAGATGGGCAAACTCTCGCTTCATATTCGTAACGACACGAGAGACCAAGGAAGAGGCCTTTGCCTTGAACTTCCCATACTCCGACCAAGCGGCTTTCTGCAGTTCTTCCGGTGCATCTTTTGCTGCCCGAAACATGATGTGTTCTATGGACTGGGCAACCAAAGCCGTCAGATAATCGTTCCCGATCCTGTCCCAGTGCTTGCCATTGAAGAGATACCATTCGTCGTAGTTTTCAAGCCGCTTTAACTTCCCATCAAAAAGCTTGTACATGCGCTTTGAAAGATCGAACTCCGTGGTTCCGTTCTCAAAATTGTCATGGTACTTGTTGAACTCTTTGATGAGCCAACGCATGGTGACAGGATCATCATGCGCACCGCGATTAAACGTGCTCCACTTATAGGCTAGAGACTCATAATCTCGATAGCCGGGTTTATCGCACGCCCATTCGTTCCATATCAGCATAGCCTCCTCATCACCCTGAAACTCAAAGTGAAGGGCCATGCCGACTCGGATGTATGTGTTGTAATCGGGTTTATCGATACCGGCGCCATTGACGATCTCTCTAGCCTGAGAAATCGTCAACCCGCAGGGCTCGGTACCGAAGGGATCATCGTCTTTGTTGCCGCCTCCGGAGGCCTGACCTACGGGTTTATAGCCGTGCGCTATCGCAATTCTCTCGAAGGCGGCAATGAGTGCCTCAACCTCTTCTTGAGTAATAATCACTAAGTCCTCAGCTGGAAAGTAGGCTGGCTCGCATTGCTCGTCCGCATTGTCCCAGACGTAGGGCATCTGTGTTTTCTCGTGGATGTGATACGCTACAAACTGCTTGCCTTTACCCAAAATCTCAAGACGAATAACCACTCCATCCTTTTCAAAGAACCTACTCGCCCTGCTCTTCCAGCCTGCGGCCGCAGCTCTCAGGATCACGGCCTTTCTCGGAGCTCGGCCGGTACGGACTAATGCAGTTTTCTCGAATCCAAGGATATCAAGAATTTCCTTAACAACTCCTCCGTCGGAGCAATCGATATCCAGGCAGCAAATCGGATTTTCTCCGACCCCGCAAAGGATACCGACACCAGCCGCTTTTTCCGGATACTCTGCACATTCTTTTTCAGTAAGCGGGTGCTCCTGCCAAGCCTTACCGATCGGAGCTTTGGAGTTAGGACGGATGGCAACAACCTTGTAGCCATTGGCGACGACCAAAGGCCCTTTTTCTCGAATATAGGATTTAGTCATTCTGATGCTTCTCCGAAAAAATTTTATCCACAGATGCTTGCCTATCCTTTAGTTGCAAAAGGCAGTCCGTTAACAACCGACGGGCTCTCGGACCATTAACGCTTTTAACTTGGATACGCCACAACGTGGTATAGGCCAAACCTGTTCGACGGGCCACGTCAGCAAGCGTAGCCCCTGTGGCGAGGCACTCTTTCAATAACATTTGTGCTGTGATTTGCATTTAACAGCTCCATTCCATAAAACGCAATACAGATTAACATTTTGCGTTTTTGTTGGCAACAGCTAAAATATTGCAAATAAATTGCTTTTTTTAGCGTTTAGTTGCGAAAAACTAACGAAAGAAAACTGATCAACAGAACTTAAACTCGGAAATCGGCTTACCCTCACTGGAGGAAAGGAATGGAACTCTTTTCGGAAAAGTTAAAACAATTACTCTTTTCAAGAGGAATTAGCGCTAACGCCTTAGCTGTAGGTTGCGATATCCCTGCTTCGACCATCTCAAGGCTTCTAAACGGCATTGCCGACAAGCCTCGTTCTGCTACTCTCGCGAAAATTGCAGAGTTTTTGGGGACGTCCCCTTCTGAATTGATTCAGGGCACTCAACTTGCCGGTCGTTACTCCGCAGCCAAAGGAAAGACCCTCAAAGGTGTGAAGGTTCCTCTTGTCTCAAGCGAAGACATTGAGTTCGCGGCAATAGAGGGCGATGTAACTCCCCATGAAACATTTTTACCTCCTTTCCCATTTGAAGGCCTGGCTGACAAAGAGTTAGTTGCCACTGAAATGCAATCCGAAGCTCTTGCACCGAGGATAGCAGCAGGAGATCAACTTTATATAGAGAAAGTGTTCGAGCTGGCGACCGAACCCGAAGACGGGCAAATTGTTCTAGCCGCCGTTAAAAACCAGGAAGATAAACCTGCGATAGTGAGACTTTTTCAAAAGGATGACCTCGGGAATAGTTGGTTAGTAGCAACCAACCCAAATTGGCCAGGTGAGAAGATACTTCCCTGCGGTAGGGTCACAGGTATAGTAGTTGGGTTTGCGGCCAAACTTTAGAACCTGTTCATGCCTTAAATGTTGATTTAACCCATTTCAGCCGGGAAAGATCGATTTTGTCCGTAGATTGGGTGATCTCCTCCCGTGACTCCGGCCAGAGATGCTTATTCATAACTACGATTCGAGTGAGCGTAGACAAGGCCTCGTTGCAGGATCGAAGCTGCTTTGTCATCAACTTTAGAGACCGGCAGAGTGAAATAGTTGCCCAGAGCAAGATAATCGTTGCAAACGACCAAATCGTGAGGGTTACTTCAACTAACATCCCCGAAAACATTGAGGGCTCCTATTCTTCCTTCAGAAGCTTCTCTCTAGATTCGCACAAAGCTATTTTCTCAAACTGATACAAAGCGGCATCAAGGTGAATCGCCGCTTTTTTGCACGCCCTGCTAATTCGAGGATCGGTAGCAGAACGGTGCTTTACCTGAGCAATAATGCAAGCATTACGCACATGCTTCAAAAGATTATCGGCTGAATGATCGATTTCAATCCTTACCATTTGCTGTACCCTGTAGTCTCTTTCTGGCTGACAGGATCGCCTGAGCCCGATTGTCGTTCATAGCAACCTTCAAAGTGTCACCATACTTCTCCGGCGCCCACTTCTTGAGCAGCTCTAACCTGGCATTAAAGGCAAGCTTTCTGGCGTACACATTGTCGTAACGCTTGACAGCACGCACCACCGAGCCGTCTGCTGCCGTGGTCTCAATGACTTCCTCAACCACCTTCGGCGTTGTGGCAATCTCGAGCGCTTCTTCTGCCAAAACGTCGTTGCGTAAGGACTTGGCCTCGTCCAGCGCCTTAGCAAAGTCCGGATCCTTTCTCGCGAGTCTCGCTACCGAACCGGGACCCACTTTGGCCTTCTTGCACCAGTCGGAGATCAAGCCTCCGTTGGCAATGAACTCCAGCAAACAAGCCTTTCGGGACAATGTCCATGAGCCGTCCGCAGATACCGGAATCGGACCGGTGGGTTTCGTATGAAGCGGCATCACCTGCTCTTTCATTTCGAGCCTGCCTCCCCACTCCCGCTGCTCCTTGACCGGCTTCTTTCGACGCTCGGACACGATTCTTTGGAGCTCTTTTTCTGCCTCCTGCGCATCTTTGGCACCTGTGATGACCCGTCGGATACGGAGCTTCGGCGTCCGATCGCTCATCGCGGCTGCCTCCAGTAACGCACATTGAAGGCTCTCGTCCTGCCGCAGGAGATCGACCAAACGGTTGCTCTGGGCATTTCCATCTTGGCCGCTATCCGGCTGTAGGACCAACCGAGGCTCCGGAGGTAGAGGACGTGTTCCACATCGGACTCCGTGTAGACGGCTCGTGGGTGATCAGTCCCGATCCGCCTATGGGATTCGCTGTAGGGAACAAGGTTTTTCATCCGTTTATTTTTCTCCAAAGCCGGGTTTTGTTTCAGATAGTTTCGTATTTAATTTTTTGTTTGTCAAGGAAATAAAAATATTTTTAAGGGTTTTCTTGGCATTTAATTCAAACGGGAAAATTTTTCCCGTTCAATTCAAAATGGCTCAAAATTCACCCCGCCATTCGGTCAAGGTAGAGGGCGGAATCGGGCGAAAATTTCGGGGGTGCCGCCCGGTGGGGGTCGTACTTTTTCTACTTAATTTTTATCGCTTATTCAAGGAGTTATTCAACATAATGTTTATTATGTTGAGTGCTTTTCCGAAGGAACAGCCGGCCCCGCGCGCGTTTGCCGGACCATCCTAATCCTGCTTTTTCCTACCATTCAAGCCGAAAATGCAAGAGGCCTTCTAAACAAATTAAAAAGTTTTATTAAGAACGCTGAAAAACCTAAAAAACTAAATTTTGGTTAGCTTTTTAGTTTTTTTAGCTTTTCTTGTAAAACTCTTATATGTGTATATTCTTATATTTTCTCTAATAAGAAAATGTTCTAAAAATAATTAAAAAAACTAAATAACTAACCGCTTTTATTAATACTGAACGGCAAAAATAATCCCGTTCGCTATTAAGGGAAAATTTTTGCCGTTCACGCCATATCATCCGCGGCAAAAATTTTCCAACTTGTATTTTTTTCTATCCTCCTTTACCCCTGTATTGCTTATTTTCTTCTAGCAAAATTTTTGCTTTTTCAATTTTGTTACATATTTTTACATTTAGTTAATTTGCGTTATTGCGCAAATCAAATATTGCGTTTATATTTCGTTTTAGTGGTATTGCGTTATTACGCAAATTAAAATCATTCATTTCATAAGGGTTCTATCATGACAACAAACTTCACACCGAACACCTATCCGGCTCCTCTTGCAGTCGCAGCCCTTAAAAACATTATTGACGGTTTGACTCTTCCGACAGCTCCCGCCGCGGTTGAAATCCGTAAGCCGCTGGAAACTCCGGACGACGAAATTAACTCTTTTTTGTCTGACATCCGAGCTGCCTACAATGTTTTAAATAACCTTGAAGAAGCCGCCCGCTGTTTCGCTGTTTATCAGTTTGCCCCGGCTTGCCTGAATATTGAGCGCCTGGATCTTATTAGGGATCTGTACAGATTCTTATCTGATTCCGATGTTTCTAAACTCATTGACTACGCACTTGGTGATATCGATCACGCAGAAAAGAACGACACCTTAAACCTTTTCACTTTCGACGAAACAGCCGCGCTCATTACTGATTTAGTTAATCCCTTCATTGACCCGCTCGATATCAAAAAATACTTTGACGAGGCCGGAACAAATTGCGGTGCCTTCCTATTAGTTGAAGCTGGCGGCCCAACTTTATACGTTCACTGGTTAGATGAGGTCGGCGCCTATGTAACCGCCAGCGGTCGCACTACGAGTGGCAGCGAAACCCGTCGCCTTGGTCTTGAGGACCTTGAGATCATCAATGAGCTCTATTTTGCCGATGAACTCAATATTTAATAGGAGCGGGATCATGATGTATAGATATTATGCTCAGGCCAGTGTTAAACGCACATTCAAGGGTCTCACGGTTATCGCCGAGGCGTTCAATGAAATCGAACCGGCTGACACAATGGACGGGGACGATCCCGCGGTCTTTACCTCTTATTCCCTTGAGTATCAAGATCAGGACGGCAACGCTATCGCCGAATATAACAACGCCGGCTTTATTTGGTTTTGGCACGACCCGAAAACAGGTGAGTTACTGATAGATGCCTCAGAAGGTGACTCCGAACTCACAGACTTGGAAGGGAACCCAATAGAAGCCGAAGGCCTTGCACGCATTAAGTCGCTTGTCGGCGGTGAGGTTGCCTTAGCTCATTTAGTAGGAGCTGCCGAGCGTGCACTATTCAAGAATAAAAAGCTTGTCAATTTGGCGGAGGCCGCTTTGAAAGACTTTGAAGCCGAATTAAAAGAGGAGGCCGCGGCATGTTAACAGTTAAATTACTCGCAGCCGTTAATAAAGCTACAGGCTCCGGCGATCGCCTCGAAGGGATGTATATCGACATTAGTAAAGGTTTCTGTTATGTCACTAACCGCGTCTTACTAGTAAGAGTTGCCATTAATGGAAAACGTAGCCAGTCTAAAAAGGCCTTTAGGTTCGTTCCACTTGAATATTTGAAAGAGATTGCCAAGAAGGAAAAGCCCAGTACTGCTATTGAGTTTGATGCAAAGAATAACCAGCTCATCGCCGGCGCCTCTCGGTTCAATATGTATGACCCTGATCCTAAGCTCCCGGAATCATTCTTTGCTTCTATTGAAAAGTTTCTTACTCCGAGTGAAAAAGATCAGGAATTCGGATTCTATGCACCCCAATACCTGAATTTAATCGAGTCAATATTAAAAGCAGCCAGCGCCGGTTCTTTGAACCGAATTAGCCCGAGTTTAAAAATAGATTGGGTTGCAATTCCCGGCGGCCGCCGTGGTCCGTTGGTTATAGATACAGCCTCGCACGGGATAACGGCGGCGCTTATGCCCATAGCTGTTTAGGAGGATCGGACATGTTAGATGATTTCACTGTCGGTAAATACCGTTACGAGGTTTACAGCACTGGGCGCCTGATTACTTGGCTGCGTATTGACACCGAAAATACAGCGGCTCCAATTGAATCCAGAAGCTTAAAGCCCACAGCCCGGCGCCGTGAAGTGATAGCTGCTTTCAACGCCTAGGCAGCACCGGAGGACACCGGCCGCCTCCTTAAATCCGGGCCGGGTTCTATAAGTTCATTCTCCCGAGTGGATTTATAAAACAAAGTTTTTAGACCTTTGGGACGATCCCCAAACAGAAATAAGGACGCATCCGGATAAAACCCCGGGCGCGTCCTTTTTCGTTTTTAGGACAAGTGAAAAATGGTTTTTAGAAGGATTGAAATTAGGGCGGTAAGGGCTCCGGAAGCCTTAGACGGTATCAAGGCCCCGGCCAAATATGTCGCACGCCTTACGATCGATAACAAGCCCGCTCCGGTTGTCTCGTTTATCTATTTTGATTCGAGCTTTTCCGGCTGTCCCTTAATTACTCAGGTTGACGATTTTTCCCGTGCGCTGGTGTATCGCATCCTGGTGGCGGGCTCAATCCGTGAGGCCCTTCGTACTGCTGCCAAGCAATTAGACAGCGGGAAAGAAAAGATCAAATTTACCGCCCGGGTGGATTTAACCAGACGCCTGAAGTTCCTTAGTCCCGGTTCCCCGATGGTTCAAATATTAAAGGAATCAGTAAAGTCGGAAGCCCTTCCGGTTCCTATTGAGCACTTGACTAACCCCGTGAACTCATAAAAGGAGTTTATTTAAATGAGCATTGAAACTGAACTTAAAACATTTAATGAGCATTTTGGACGCTTCATTAAAACTGAAGAAGAAAAAACGGCCGCAATTTCTAAACTTGCGGATGCGATTTCTCAGGCGGTCATTAGCCCCGCAGAAATGCGAATGCAACCCTCTCCTGCCCCCGTGCTGAACGAGGCGAAATCGGCCAAGGTTCAACCCTCTATTGTCACGCCCGCACAACCTGCACCTGCTCCCGTCGAGCAAAAAGCAACTCCCTCAGAAAAAGCTGAGCCTGCGGCCGAACCTCAGGTAGAAAAAGAACCGACAGAGGAGGAAAAAACCTTAACAAGTGAAATTAAACGACTCTGTAATCACTATGCAAGGATAAAAGGCATCTCAGCTACTAAAAAGATAATTTTGGCATTCGGAGGAGTCGCGGATGCCAGGAAGTATAGCTTCGTTCAGAAAAAGGCTTTTGTTCCCTATATGGAGGATCTTCTGAAGTCTGTATCGCAGGAGTTCTCTCATGCCTAGTATCGTCCCCATCATCGACAATGAAGAGCGTCGGCACTCTTTCCTTCAGCCGTCGGCCGCCTTCAGGTGGATTCACTGCCCCGCCTCTCCTTGGGAAGAGCAAGAAGCTGTTCAAAACAAACCTGAACTTGCTGACGCCGGTGCCTACGCCAATGAAGGTACTGACGCGCATTCTGTAGCCGAACAGTGTCTAAACATCATGTTCACTGAGGAAAAAGAACCTAGTGAAATCGTTGGCGACATTATGGACGACTCTCTGCGTCCTTATATCCAAGCCTATCTTGAGGCAGTCCGAAACACTTATTTTGAAGAACCCGAAGAGGCCGGAGTAGAAACATCAATTGACCTTTCTCAAGTCGTTGGTGTCAAAGACACATGGGGAACGGTTGATTGCTATGTTGTCAGCGGCGGTGAACTTTTCGTTTTCGACTACAAGCACGGAGAAGGAAAAATTGTACGGGCCGAAAACAACTCGCAGCTGATGCTGTATGCGCTCGGAATTCTCCAAGCACCTGAGCTTCAGAATGTCGAAACCGTTCATCTTTGCATTGTTCAACCTCGAGCCGACAATATTTCCGAGTGGACCGTCTCCAGAGAAGACCTGCTGAAATGCAATGTTGATGTCATCTTGGCCGCTTCCAGAGCCAATGCCATTCAAAAAGCAAGGAAGGCAGAAGCGGAAGACTATGCGCCCGATGTTGAACGATGCCAGTGGTGCAAGGCTAAAAACTTCTGTCCTGCTCGTCCTCAATCCCTCAGTTCTGCCCTTTCTCTCAATGTAGAGCTTCCGGCGCCGGCTATCAGTGAAGGCGAGATGCTCGGTCGAATTTTCAACAGTATCCCGATGTTTGAGAAGTACTTCAAAGACGTCGAGGAAGAAATCAAAGACAGAATCCTCAAGGGCAAAAACGTCCCCGGAGTGAAGCTTGTGGCCGGAGGCCTCGGAAACCGCACTTGGAAGGATGCGGCGGAAGCCGAAGCCCTTCTGAAGAAGTTCAAGGTTCGCCAAGATGATATGTATGTCCGCAAAGTGATCAGTCCGACTCAGGCTGAAAAGCTTTGTAAGAAGCTTCTAGACCCGGAAAACAAAGAAAGTAAGCGAACCGTCATCGGCTTAAAAACTCAGTGGCCGCAGCTTAAAGAGCTCATTGTCCGGAAGGAAGGAGCACCGAAACTCGTTCCGATTACGGATCCTGCGCCTGCGTTATCTCTGGGATTTGAAGAAGACGATTTCAAGGATAACGGTGATGGAAATCAACCAACAGCAACCCAAGGATAGAAACCAGCTTTTACCGCCGTTTGCTCAAGACCTTCTTAAGCGAGCGGCAAAAACAGGCAGACCTTATTCCAAAGAACGCACTGCCGCCATCGATAAGGCCATCCAAACCATTAAACGGTCTTGTCCACAATACTTTAAGGAGTAGTCATAATGACTAAGAAAACCAACGTTATCGTACTGAAAGACGTACGTATTGCCTTCCCTCACGTTTACACCCCTGTCCGTCCTTATGGAACGGAAGACAAGACTGAGGAAGAAGTCTCCAAACTGAAGGAATGGAGCGCTCAGATTCGCATTTCTAAGGAGCAGTTTGATCAGGTTAAAGAGCTGATCAGCAAGGTTGCTCAAGAAAAATGGGGGCAAAAAGCAACTCAGATGCTTAAGAAAATCGCCACGAACTCTCCCAAAAACATGTGCTGCCGAGAATTTGAAGACGAGAACACCGGTGAGACTTACTACGCCATCAATGCCAAGCGAAAAGAATACAGAGGCAAGAACGGTCAGGGCGGAAAGAATTTTCCTCCGCAGACCCTCGGACTTGACTGGAGACGTGCAACGGCAGAAGACGATCCGGAGGCTATCACTGACGGATGTGTTGCAAACGTCAAGCTCTCATTTTTCTGCTACGACCAAGTTGTTACGGGTGTCGGATGCGATCTGTGCGCCCTGCAATTTCTGAAATCCGGAGAGCCGTTCGGTAAAGGCGGCGTAAGGGTTGAAGACGGAGATTTCCCTGACCTGTCCGCCCAATCGACCGTAGGAAATCCTCCGGAGGACGACGATAACGCCTGGTAATTAAGGCAGATGCTTTATCATAGGGGCATTCATTCGAGTGCCTCTTGATAAGGCAAGAACGTGTGTGGTCGGGGACGCTTCCCCGGGCCGGTCTGAGACCTTGTCATGGGTTGAACCCGCCGGTTCTAAATAGAAGAGCGCTTCTATGCACGTTCTGCCTCCAAATTTTTATCGGAGACACTTGAATGGATTCTCTACCTATCGCCTACTTTGACTTAGAAACTTTCAGTTCCGTCAACTTAAGGACCCGCGGCACTCATGCTTATGCAGCAAGTCCAGACGCCCGAGTTCTGCTTTGGGGCTATGCCTTGGATGATGCACCCGCCAAAGTTTGGGACGTACACAATGAACCAATGCCGCCGGATCTTCTTAAAGCACTTGAAGAGGTCGGCCTAGGAAAACGGCTTCACGTATGGCAAAACGGACAGGCGTTCGATACCGTCTTCCTCTCTTATCAGACCAACGGAGGCCCCACACTGCCGCTTGAGACACTAGTGGACACCATGCTCATCGCCTATCAGCATGGCCTTCCCGGGAATCTCGCAGGGTTATGTGAAGTTTTCCGACTGCCTCAGGATAAGGCAAAAGACAAAGACGGCCTGCGTTTAATCAATCTATTTTGCAAACCAACACCCTCTGGAAAGGTCAGGAATAAACAGACCAATCCGGAAGATTGGGCGAAGTTTATCAATTACTGCCGCCTGGATATCGAGTCCATGCGTGAGGTCTATAAACGACTTCCAAAAGTAAATTGCACGCCTATGGAGCAAAAGCTTCAGGTCTTGGATGCTGTTATTAACCGCCGCGGTATCTGCGTCGATATGGACTTAGTCCACGGTGCGATTCAAACTGCCGAACTCAATAAAAAGCTTCTTGCTGAAAAAACAAAGAAGCTCACAGGCGGTGAGGTCTCTGCGGGAACTCAGAGGGATGCATACCTGAAGTGGTTAAATGAACGCTACAACCTGCAAATGACCTCTTTCACAAAAGCAGAAATAAATAAACGGCTGGACGACCCGGACGTGCCTGAGGAAGTCAAAGAGCATCTGCGCAACCGTGTGAAGTCGGCCAAAAACTCCGTTGCGAAATTTAAAAAGATCGAGTCAATTGTCGTTGGAGATCGGCTTAAAGGGACCATGCAGTTCCGAGGTGCAGCCCGTACCGGACGATATGCAGGACGACACTTCCAGCCTCAAAATCTGGCCCGTCCGACGCTCGCAAATGATGAAATTGAACTCGCTATTTGGTCTCTTAAAAACAATTGCCTCGTGGATATTTGGGCTGATCCGGGAGAAGTTTTATCCAATTGCGTGCGAGGCTCCATTGTTGCGCCGAAAGGAAAGAGGCTCTGCATCGCAGACTACTCAAACGTTGAAGGGCGTGTGCTGGCCTGGCTTGCAGGAGAGACATGGAAACTTAATGCCTTCATGGAATACGACACTCTGTTAACCAAAGAGAAAGAATGGAAGTTGCCGTATAGAGACGGCTGGGATTTTGATTGGGCAACAAACGAAAAAGGTGAGCTGATCCACAAAGGACATGACCTTTACAAGCTTACCTATGGCAGAACTTTCAACGTTGATCCGGACAAAGTTACTAAAGCTCAGCGGCAGATGGGAAAAGTGCTGGAACTCGCTATGGGTTACCAAGGCGGACCAAAGGCCTTCTTAACATTCGTGGAAAACTTCCACATCGATGTCGAAGAAATGGTCGCTGCTATTCGCAAGGCAGTTGATCCGTCGTTGTGGATCCAGAACCAAGGAAAGCTCGACTGGGCGATTAAAAAGGGACTTGTCGAGGACATGACGCCTGAAACTTGGGTGGCCTTCTCTTCTGTTGCAGACGCATGGAGGAGAGCCAACAGCCGTATTACCGCACTTTGGGAAGCTTTAGGCAACGCTTGCCAAGAAGCTATCGGAACACCGAACCTCATCTTTAACGCAGGCAAAAAGTTATCCGTCAAAAGGCAAGGAGCTTATCTGTATGTCCGCTTACCCTCCGGAAGAAAGCTTGTTTATCCGGCGCCGGCCCTCTCCAGTGATCACTGCGACATGACCTATTACGGCATTGAGCAGTACTCAAAAAAGTGGAAGCCCATAAAAACCTACGGAGGCCGCTTAGTTGAAAACGCAACGCAGGCCGTAGCTTGCGATCTGTTGCTTGAAGCTGGTCCCCGTTTGGAAGAGGCCGGTTACGAGATCGTTCTATCTGTACACGACGAGTACATATGCGAAATACCTGATGACGAAACGCGAAATCATCGACAGATGGAGGAGCTTATGTCGACGCTGCCGACATGGGCCGAAGGACTCCCGCTTGTTGCAGCAGGGTTTGAATCATATCGATACAGGAAGGAATAAAGGAGAAAACCAAATGAAGTTTCTAATTTATAACAGAGGAATAAAACGTAACGGTCAGGTGGAATATGAAAAGTTCTATTTAAATGCTGACCTGATTAAGAGTTTCCATATCTCTACCGACGGAAAGTACCTTTCCATTCGACTCATAGACGGTGAAGAGATGATCTTTAGACTCGGCGGTCCTTGCCCTTATGCCGACGGCTCAGCCAGAGATCTAGCAGAGTTCCTTACTTCAGAAGATTCCCGTTTTATGGCTATTGGAAACCTCACGATGAGCTTTGGGTAGCAGGGAGAAAGTAAATGAACGACAGGGTTTTCTATTTTTCGTTCGGAGCGGCAGTCGGCGCCTCACTCATGTGGCTGATCTGTCTGCTCTGTTGGTAATAAGGAGAAGTAAATGGATAAAGAAAAACTGAGAGAAGCCGTAATCATCGGGACATCGGCGGCAAGAAACCTGAAGAAAGACAGGCGTTTTAACAATACTGAGCCACTCGTCCCCATCGTCGACGGATTGCTGGCTAAGGAGGATCCAAAGCTCATAACGATTACCGCAGTTGGAGAAAGCGACGAGCATTACGTGGTTGTTTTCACAAAGGAAATGGCAAAGGAGACAGCAGACCGCTTCTATGAATTTATTAAGCGTATTGAAGCTGAGGAGAAAACAAATGGCGACAAACACTGAAAAGACCGAAGCAAAGAACACCTATGAGGACGGTTACGCAGCCGGAGTTAAAGCCGCTCGAGACTCAGCCTGGGCCCGCGGCTACCAAGCCGGTTACAACGACGTTATTCAGAGGGAAATACAAAGCCATCAGTCTTATTTCAAGCGCTATGTTTTGGAGGCCAACAAATGAAGTTTGCGTTTAAAAACCCGGAGTTAGAGAAGTGGCTTTACGAAGGCTTTCACGAGGCGTCAGTTCAAGCGCAGATCGAGAGGCAGTTGGGGGATTTATGTGACGTCATACTTCTATCGACAGACAGAAATAACGAGTATTTTTGTAAGCCCCACGACTTACTTAAAGGCGTGGATGTGAGCATTTATTTCTTTAAAAAAGCCAACCTGGTCATTGCGCCTGAATACACGCCCGACCAATGGAACCCATATCCCGAAGTAACACCGCCCTCCGAAGGCTGGTATTTGGTAACGCTTGAAGACCCGGAATGTGGGGGAAAAGTAAAAGTTGAAGCTGATTGGTATCACCCATCTAGCGATAACTGGGGACTGAATGCGCGGCAGCGCGTTCGAGCGTTCAGGGCATTCCCGAAGCCCTACGAGGAGGAGAAGAAAAGCAAATGAATCTCGAAAAGCTGAAAAAAGCTGAAATCATATACGGCGAAAAGCTTGACCACCCCGACGATACCTACGGCGACGGACACATCGGTTCTGAAATCTCCGTAACTGTCGAAAGCTATGGGTTTAAGGCAACCGTTTCAGCGGCAGACGCAGAGTACCTCGCTCGTGCAGGTCGTGTCGTTTCGGCACTGATGGATACAGATGTCTCGGCGGAAAAGGAACCTACTAACAGGCGAAGAAAATGATTAAGAAATATGAAATTATCAAAGCCGATTCACTTCTTATAGGCACACACATACTCTACCGAATAAAAGCGCTGAGAGATTTCAGTGGCGTAAAAGCCGGTGATCTAGGCGGTTACATTAAATCAGAAGAGAACCTTTGTCACAACGGCACCGCCTGGGTCGGCGGAAACGCGTGGGTCAGCGGCAATGCCAAGGTCTATGGAAACGCTCAAGTCTGCGGCATGGCTCAGGTTTGTGGCGATGCTCGGGTCTGTGGCGATGCTCGGGTCTGTGGCGATGCTCGAGTCCGCGGTGAAGCTGAAATTAAACAAGAGCGCGACTGTCAGATCTTTACCGGCGTCGGAAGGAATATCGGAACACTGACCGCATACAGAACAAAAGGCGGCTCAGTCGAACTTACGAGGGATTGTTTCAGAGGAACGATTGGAGAGTTTAGAAAGGCCTCCGAAAAGTCCCATGCAGATAATCCGAAAATCAAACAGCATTATGAGCTGCTGTTACAAGCGATTGAATTGTGGTTTGGTGAAGGAGACGCGGCATGACAACGCCGGAAGGACAAAACACGCTCTTCCTAAAGAAGCTCTGCAAGAAGCTCCACATCACCGCCTACAAGCTATCGTTTGAAGGAACAATCGGCGCACCTGATTGGCTTCTCATGCGTGACGGCAAGCACATTCTCATTGAACTCAAAGCTCCGAAGCGCGGCAAGCTCTCGCCTCCACAGCAGCGCATGATTGATCTCCTTTCAGAAGAAGGCGGTTTTGAAGTCTTTGTCTGCAACAACGAAGAGTCGATCCGCACTGCCATCTGCTGGGGACTTTTCGGCGGTATGGATGTGACGAGGGATTTATGAAATATACTCCACGCTCGTATCAGGAAAAGATCATCCGGCACATCATGAGCCGAAAACGCTGTGCCGTTTACGCAGGCATGGGGCTCGGCAAAACGTCTGCCACCCTGGAAGCCATCCGTCGAATCAGACTTAAGCACCCGAAGCTCAAGACACTCATTATTGCTCCCTTGCGGGTGGCTCAAAGTACATGGCCGGATGAACTCAAAAAGTGGACTGACTTCAAAGGCCTCCGAGTATCGGTTGTTTGCGGCAACCAGCGTCAGCGAGTACAGGCGTACGAGATGTCGGCAGACATCTATACGATCAATTATGAAAATATTCCCTGGCTCGTCAACTATTGCGGTGATAAGTGGAAATTTGATCTGATCGTTGTGGATGAGGCCACGCGCCTCAAAGGTTTCCGCTCTCGTCAGGGCACGCAAAGAGCAAAGATTCTCGCTTCTGTTGCCTATCGCTCTCAAGGTTTCATTGAACTTACGGGAACTCCGGCGCCTAACGGTCTGCTCGACTTGTGGGGCCAGCTGTGGTTTATCGACAAAGGCAAAAGACTCGGCAAGTCATTCTCGGCCTTCCAAAAGAAATATTTCTATCCGATCGCGCATGGAGGAGCCGCTCAGCGCTGGTGCGAGTGGAGGCCCTTTGAAGGATCAGACCAAAAGATCAGAGCCCTTCTCTCTGACGTTGCGATAACCGTAAACCCTGAGGACTATTTCGATGTGGCGAAGAATATTTTTAATGACATTGTGGTTGAACTGCCTAAGAACGTCATGCGTCAGTACAGGAAATTCGCTCGTGAGCTCTATCTTGAACTTGCAAGCGGAGAAGAAATTACGGCCGCAAACGCTGCGGTCAAAACTAATCGCCTGCTGCAAATGGCAAGCGGTGCGGTCTACACTGAAAACGGCGAAGGGTACAACATTATCCACACTGCAAAGATCGAAGCTTTGGGGTCTGTTATTGAAGAAGCTAATGGTGCGCCGGTGCTGTGCGCCTACAGTTATCGACATGAGGTGGAACGTATCCGTCAGGCTTTCCCTTTCGCCCGAGTGCTCGACCAGTCACCGCAGACTATTCGTGATTGGAATGAAGGAAAGGTCCCGTTGCTGCTCGCTCATCCGGCATCTTGCGGTCACGGACTTAACTTGCAGGACGGAGGCAACATCCTTGTCTTTTTCTCCTGCACTTGGTCACTCGAACTACACGATCAGATCATTGAACGTATCGGCGCGGTCCGCCAGGCTCAGGCAGGCCATGATCGTCCGACCTTCGTTCACTACCTTATAGCCAAAGGAACACTCGACGAAGCAGTTAAAGAAAGACTGGCAACCAAACGAGATGTGTTGGATGTACTTCTGGATAGGAAGCAGGAAATCTTAGGGGACGATGATGACGATTGATCAGCAGGTGCGAATGCTCGCTACAGCCGGGAAAACTCCGTACGAAATCGAGGAAGAGTTAGGGTTAGCGCACTACACAATCCATCTCTCCTACCACCATGCACTAATGGTTGGGTACGAAAGAAGATACTCCGGTCTCAGCTCAGACGATAAGGATTATCAAAAGGACTATTACGCGAGAAACCGCGAGTGGATCGCCTTCAAGAAAAAAGAACGGCGGGCAAAGGAGCAAGAAAATGGCCAAGAACAAAAAGCCGCGTAAGTCATACAAAGCAAGACCCGTCCATTGCTCCGGATGCTTTTACCCGAGAGAATGGATCAACGAGATTAAAGACATCCTTAACAAAATCGGTCTTGTAGCAGAGATCGTTCTCCCTCGAGGTACGGCAACGGACGACCAGATGCATCAGCTCCAGGACCTGTTGAACTGGGGCGGCATGCTGATGTTTGACCGGAAGTTCAAAGGTCAGGAGGCGGCAGTCGCTGAGTTTCGAGAGCGTCATTACAAGGCCCTTCATGCTCAGGCAAACATCGTACAAAGAAAACGCAGCGGAGTAACGGCCCATTACGTTGCCCGAGCTGGAGAACTTAAGGACCTCCAGGGTGTATGCGCGGAGATTGTTGAGATGCTCAAAGAGGCGCTCGAGCTTGCACCTCAAAGAACGGTCCGGGAGTTCCTGGCAGCAGTTCAGATCGTGGACGAACAGCACGCTAAAAGTACAGAGCACGGCGTTAAAGAGATCGCCTCTTCAGCAAGAGCCGTGCTTAATCAGCGCCACTTTAGGAGGCCAGCCAATGGCACTCGCGAAACCCAGAAAACCAATAGAGACGTTGCCTGATTGGTGTCTAAGAAGGAAGGACCTTCCTTATTCTGCACGGGTTCTGCTCTACTTCTTTCTCTACAACGTCAACCTTCGAGGCAGAGTGACATTGACCCGTTTGCAGGAGGTCTCAGGTCTGGCTTACGAGACGCTGAGAAGAGCTCTTAAGGCTTTGAAGCTAAAAGGCATCATCTATCAGGAACTTATGGGCCCTACTCGTTACGACGGGTATGCCTATTCTTTAAGCATCAAGCGCCTGAAGGAGCTAGGCGCACCCAACGTGGAAGAGTTTTTCAGAGGTTATAAGAATGAAAGATAAATTGATATTGATTGCAGACCATTACGGCCTTGGAACCCAATTGTTAAAACTGGCCGAAGAATGCGCCGAATACAGTGCCGCGTCTGCCAAGTGGAACGTATACAACCGACTGCTGAGCAAGACAGGCCGCAACCGCTTCAAAGAAAAGAGAGATGCCGCGGCAGTTGACTGTATGAAGGAAGTTGCAGACGTCTTGGTACTTGCTCGACAGGTCGAATACCTGATGGAAAGTGACCCTGAGTTTAAGACCGAAGTTGAGAAACTCATGGATGCAAAGTGTGACCGTCAGATCTCCAGAATCGAGGAGGAACTTCAGAGCACCCAGACCGATAAGCTCGATCTGAAGGACACCATCGACTTCATGCTCTCCGGAAGTGTTGAGGAGCGGATGATTGCAGAGTATCAGCAGCTGGCAATCAGAAAGAACAAACTCGGTAACTTCTTGTGGGCCATCAAGCAAGGTAAGACTGCACCCATTGATCCTGAGCTCCACAAAAATCTATGGCAGCAATTCAAGGCTATGACCAGATACAAGAAGCTTCTGGAAGAAAAGGCTCGTCTTATGAAAATGGATTTGAAGGAGATTTGCCATGTCTGATCTTGTCAACCATCCTGCGCATTATGAAGAGCAATCCATCAAGCTCGAACCCATTGACTTCTGTGAGCGCCTGTCCTTCTGCGAAGGCAACGCTTTAAAATACTGCTTCCGAGCGGGTCACAAGGAAGGTTCGTCTGAATTGCAGGACCTAAAAAAAGCGCAGTGGTATTTAAGGCGCTGGAGAGAAAGCCCCACAGCGCAAGGCCTACCACTAAGAAAACGTCGGGAGTTTTCAGCTTTAGTAGGGTACCTAACCCGTTCTAACGGCGTGCTCGGCAAAGCAGCACGTGAGTACGTTGTAGACCCTTGGAGAGACGATCCAGGGGAATTTTGGGTCGTCCTCGAGCTTGCGGTAGGACTGCGTATTAGAGAGTTGGAGGATAAAAAATGACCAAACAGATTCTCGACAAAAGTGATGTAGCCGCTCGCACGGGACGGCATGTTAAAACCATTGAGCGCTGGATCCGTGAAGGCTTCTTCCCCGGCGGCCACTATATGAGAGGCCGCCAGGTATGGACGGAAAAAGAATTTTCAGACTGGTTCGCTAAACTGCCCATGCGGCTGCAGAGCAAGAACAGCATCAGCCCAAGCCTGCATGACGGGACGGCGTAATTCCAACAGATCGCTTCTTTGATAAGCTTGAACGACAGCGTTGCCGGCAGAGTGCATTAAACACTTCTCCGCAACGCTGTCGTTTATTTCATTCTCAGCCGCCCAATCTCGGAAAGTCGAACGAAACCCATGCATCGTGGCATTTGTCCCGGTCATGCGTTTAAGCATCGTAGTAAGTGAATACTTGCTACCCTCCTCGCCATTGATAGCGAACACAAACTCACTTGTGCGCTCGATAGATTTCAGCACTTCCAGAGCTTGGCGACTCAGCGGAACTCGGTGTGGATAGGGTTTGCCATCTTTACGTCTCTCAGGCGGGATGCTCCAGATATTATTTTCAAAATCAAACTCTGACCATTTAGCCCCGCTTGTCTCCCCTACTCTGCATGCTGTCAGAATCGTAAAGACAATGATTTGACGGGTTCTATTATTCGTTGGCAGGAAGAGGCCGATCTTTTCCTGTAATTCCTCAAAGGGCATCGAGGTGTAGTGCTGAACCGTCCTAACCTTAGATGGAGGAGGTAAGTACTGGTCAAGGTTTCCCTTCCACAGGGCGCAGTTAAATTCCAAGTACCCGTCGTTTGCAGCATAGGCAAGAATGTTTTCTAACCGAGTCCGGATCTTCTGCGCTGTCTCGTTCTTGGTTATCCATATCGGCTGAAGGACGGCCAAGACGTCCGTACGTTTGATCTCGTCTATTCTTTTGTTCCCGATAATTGGATAGACGTAGGTATCGAAGTACTTCACCATATTGGTGTAGGTCTTCTCGTTGCGCCAGCACTTCACATCTTTGATCTTCTCCAAAGTTTGATCAGCGAACCGTCTAAAGAGCGGCGTATCGTCTTTCAGATACTCCTCTTCTAAATTCTCTTTCTTTGTTTTCAGTAACGACTCGCCAGAAGCTAACTTACCTAGGAACTCTTTGGCAGTATTCTTGGCTTGAGTAAGATCGACTTTGCTTGCCGGACCTATGGACTTGTCATAGCGTTTACCGTTAAGCATGTAGCGGAACACGAAGCGCCGGGTATTGCCCCGAACGATATAGACCAAGTTCGGCGCAACCGTATAGAAGCCCTCCGGCAGAGTCAGATAATTCTTCAGCGTAACCTTTGTTTTCATCACAATAAACACTTCAAAAACACCACAGTAAGCATAGCAAAATTAGTCTTCTTCTGTTCCTTAATGCTCCGAATCGAAAAATTTTTCCCATTCAAAATTGTTATTTTCTGTTTGTTTTTAAAGGATTTTTATAAACAATGTTCCAGAGTGCTCCACTTGTGAACCCCCTGCAATCTTTACAAGGTTAGAAGATTGCCTGGCGCGCCA